AAGCTCGTTGACGAGGACTACGGCGTCTCCGAGGTCGAGGTCATCATCGACTCCGGCACGCTCTGGTCCATCGATTCCAAATTGTCTGAGCAAGAGCGCCACGAACGCAACGCGCAGAGCCTGATGGGGCGTCGCGTACTGGGCACGATCAGGAGACTGAAATGACTGTGAAAGAACTGCTCGAACGGTTGCAGTGCTGCAACCCCGACTCAGAGGTGATCATCTCGATCCGCCAGAACGAACAGGGCAACGCCATGTTCGGCACCTCGTGCGGACTGTCCGATGTTTTCACCGTTCCCAACCAGCACCCCGTGCTGATCACCGACGCGACCATGGAGGATCTGCGATGAACACCACCATCTTCACCGTCACCGGGCGCGGCCAGTTCCCAACCGACATGCTGCGCTACGACCAGTGCTACCCGTTTGGGCCTGACGATGCGGTCAACCTGTATCTCGCCCCCTGCGACGATGGCCTGCACTACGTCAACGACGCGCAGGCAGCGGGCCGCTCGACCACCCGGCAAGTCACTCTGGTCCATGTCAGCGACCGCCGCCACTGGGCCCCGACCAAGGACCGCTGGGCCAGCTTCGGCTGGGTCGTGTGCCGCGTCAACGACGTGGACATCGACGGCGAGGCCAGCTGGTACCGGGCGGTCTACGGCGAGGCCGCGCACAACTTCCTCGACGAGTTCTGCTTCGAGGTCTGGCTCGGCACCGGCACCGGCTACGCGGAACGCAGCGTCGCCCGCGTCAAGGCCAGCAGCGCCGAAGAGGCTGATCGGGAACTGCGCAAGCTCTACGGCGACACGCTGGAGGACTGGACGCTCATCGACTGATGTCGAAACCCCGGGTCGCCCGGGGTCGTCGCGAGGGTGGCTCCCTCCGGCCTGATGAGACAAGCCACAACAGGAGAAACAACATGCCAAGAGTGCATCACGTGAAGAAAGCCCAGAAGGACAATTCTGTCGCGAAGAAGGGCGAGAGCTACTACTGGTGGAAGTTCCGCTACGGCGGCAAGCAGTACTCGAAGACCTATCCCCGGGCCAGCCAGCTGACCCAGTCGGACAAGCTGAGCCGCGTCTACAGCGCACAGGAGAGCGTTGAGGATTCCGGGCAGCCTCCGACCGACGCTCGGGCCTACGGCACGCCTGACGAGCTGGCAGCGGCCCTGCGCGAGGTCTACGACGTCTGGGAGAGCGCCATTCAGGAACTCAACGAGGTGGCCGACGAGTACGAGGAGTCCGCCGACAACAAGGAAGAGTACTTCCCGGGGACCGGCGACGAGATCCGCGAGAAGGCTGACGCCCTGCGCAGCAGTGCCGATGAGGCCGAGAGCCGGGCCGATGAGATCTCGCAGGCTGCCGACGAGCTGGACGGCTACGAGGACCAGTTCAAGGAAACCGATACTTCTTCGGGGCGAGTCGAGTGGAACGACGACTGGTACGACGAGGCGCAGATGCTCCTCGACAACCTGCCGTCCGAGCTGGAAGTGGAGGTGTACTGATGGAGGTCTACGTCCTGCTGGATCGCGACGACTCGTTCGAGTGGTCCATCGTCGGCGTGGTCAGTAGCGAGAAGTCTGCCAAGGACTGGGTGGCCTTCTGGCCTGATGTGCGCCAGTACGAGACTCACAAGGTGGAGTTCTTCATCGCGCTGGTCACCGGCCAGCACCCTGTAGAGGAGGACAGCTGATGCTGATCTACAAGATCTCTCGCGCTCGCAAGGAGCGGCGCAACATCGAGCATGCGGTGCCGGTCTGGACAGGCCGTCCGCTCAATCAACACCCGCGCTGGCAACGCTGGCACACCGATTTCCCGAACCACGATGGCGTCACCATTCAGAAGGGCGACCGGATCCACATCGAGCTGGATCAGGAAGACGTCCGCCGGATCATCGCGGCGACCACGGTCGGGGTCATGTCACAGCGCCTCACCAGCGAGGAAGCGAAAACCTTCATGGCCCTCGCTCGCAAGCTGTACGGCAGCGACTGAGTCAGGTATTATTTCACCACTCACTGGGAATACGGAGAACCCAATGGCAACACTGAAAGCAAACGGCTGGGAAGTCGCCCGCATGCACCGGCACGTCACGACCGTGCTGGGTGAGGCGCATCAGACGCTCAGCTTCCGCTCTAACGGCTGGATCCTCGAAAAGGTGGACACTACGTTCGCCGACACCGGGAACCTCGTGAAGGGCAACTGGAAGCGCCGCTGGCGCGTCAAGGGCGTGCGGGGCAAGGGCCCCGCGCTGCTCGATACAAAAATGCCGGAGTCAGATCCCCGGCGTCAGAAGGCAGCGGCCACCCTCAACAAGATCCGCAACGCCGCCAAGCGATGGATCGATTCGTCGATCGATGTCGCTGAGCGCGGCGGCAACGCCACCCAGTTCAGGGTGACCGGCGGTCTGATGAAGATCGAGGAGGATCGTAATGGCGCAGCCTGAACACGACTTCGTCTGGAATCCCAACGGCGGGCCGACTGGCGTCCTGACCCCTGTCTCTGCGCAGGGCGAAGAGTGGGCCATGAAGCACCTGCCGCAGGACGACCTGACACACCTCGGCGGACACATTCTCGATGCCCGCTATTTCGAGGATGTCGCCGAGGCGATCGCCGAGGCAGGCATGACGGTGGTGCGCGAATGAACTACCACTGCCCGCACTGCGACGCCCGCTTCAGCGACACCGAAGCCAACACGGTGGTCGTGCCCGACGACCGCGACCAGATGTACGACCGCCCGCTCAGCGGCACGCTTGAAGTGCTGTGCTGCCCCGAGTGCGGCCACATCGACATCGAGGAGGCGTGATGCTGGATCTCTTATACCGACTGAGCCGTTACCGCATGACGTGGTACGTCTCCGGCGTGATCGACACGCTGATCATTCTTTTCATCATCTGGATCATTCTGTAAGGGGACCGCGATGGATGTCACCAACATCGGCGAAGTTTTCCGCACCGTCTACAACGGGCAGATGAACTTCATGACGCCGTCACTGCAGAAGTACCGCAAGGCCGGGAACCTCCTCGTGGAGGTTTCCAGCGGCATCGGATTCTGCGAGGACACGATCTACGGCATCACCGTGCTGGAGGTCGCCCACCGAGCCAAGGTGGATCACAAGGACTGGGAGCTGCACAACGTGCATGGGCTGGGCTGGGTCGCCGTCAAGAAGCGCCACGACCTGTCCTGCTGCAAGGGCAGCATGCCGGAAGTGAATGAATACATCGATACGCACATCAAGGGGAAACTCAATGCCAACGAACAACACTGAACTGAAGAAGATCATGAGGGCCAACCCGGATCTCACCCGGGCGCAGGTCGCCCGCCTGACGCGCTGCAAGGACGTCAGCACGGTGGACCGCTGGCTCAGCCCCGCCACTCGTGGCGGCAAACCGAATCCCACGCATCGCAACATGCCGGACGTCCGACTGTTCGCGCTGCGTGTGGCACTGGGCTCGATGAAGGTCATCGAGCAAAGCAACGACAAGTAGGAGAACCACTACATGCAAACTCAGAAACTGACGAAAGACGCGGGACGCCTGTCCCTGACTGAACTGGCCGAAGAGCTGGAGCGCCAGCGCAAGGCCAAGGTGGACTTCACGGCGGACACCCGCCAGCTGGAGGTCATTCCCCACGAGACCACCGGGCTCGCCTTCACGGTGCCCGAGCCACTGCAGGAGAAGGTCGAGGCATCTGTCATGCCGATCAACACCCACGCCCTGCGGCAGATCGGCAGCACCCTCGGCATCCCGGCCCCGTTCGTGGACAAGCTGAAGGACCGGCACCCGGACATGCTGGCGTGGACCGTCAACCAGCTGTTCGAGCGCGAGCCCAAGGCCCGCATGGTGCGGACCCTCGATGGCGTTGCCCGGGCGTTCATGTCCGACAGCTACCGCCCGCTCGATAACTTCGATCTGGCCGAAGCGGTGCTGCCCGAGCTGATCAGGATGGAGGCCGACGTGTTCAGCTGCGCCATCACCCAGACGCGGATGTACATCAAGGCCATCATCCCCGGCGTCGTTCGCGAGGTGAAGGCAGACGGCGTGTTCTTCGGTGACGGCGGGCACAACACCATCCACGTGCTGAAACCGGGCTGCGTCATCGGCAACTCGGAAGTCGGCGCAGGCTCGCTGTTCTTCCAGCCCGGCATCCACGAGCGCCACTGCTCCAACCTCGCGGTGTTCTCCCGGGACGCCATGCGCAAGTTCCACGTGGGGCGCAAGCAGAACGGCGACGACGACATCTGGACGATCCTCTCCGAGGAGACGCGCCGGGTGCAGGACGCCGGGTTCTGGATGCAGGTCCGCGACATGGTCAAGGCCAGCTTCGAGGGCAAGCTGTTCGACAAGATGGTGCGCCAGTGCGAGGAGGCCATCAGCGGCGACAAGATCGAGGCCCCGATCGAGGCCATCAAGTTGCTGCCGGATACGTCTGTCACGCAGGCCGAGCAGGACGGCATCCTCAACACGCTGATCAAGGGCGGCGACCTGTCGCAGTTCGGCATGCAGGCTGCGGTCACGCGCTTCGCGCAGGACGTCGAGTCGCCGGATCGCCAGTTCGAGCTGGAACAGCTGGGCGGCAAGATCCTCGAACTGCCGCGCTCCCAGTGGACCCGGATCGCCAACGCGGGCGTCGATAGGGTGGCGGCATGAGCGAGCTGCAAGCCTTGATCGATGCGTCCAAGGTCGAGTCATTCACTGACCCGTCCAAGGCATCCGACACGGAGATGCTCGGGATCTTGGTAGCCCGCCACTGCGAGTGGACCGGGATCGAGATTCTGAAGGTCGCCGTAGAGGCGCTACAGGACGCCAACTTCCACACCATGGCCTGCGCCATTGAAGAGGGCATCGAGTCCATCGAGAACAACCCTCAGGACGACGCAAGCGTGGAAACCCGTCAGCTGCTGCAGTCCGCTCTGGACTCGCTGAAGTAACTCACCGGGGCCGGGTTCGCCCGGCCCCCTTTTCCGAAGGAGACAACAATGCCAACGCCAAGAGAACACGCCACCACCATGCTGGACCGGCTCATCGAGCTGGATCAGATCGTCAACGGCCACTGCTATGAGATGGGGCAGATCCTGTCCGCCATCGAACATGGCAAGCTGTGGGAGGTGCTGGAGTACCAGTCATTCGCGCATCTGGTGCAGGAAGAGCTGAGCTTCTCCGACCAGACCGCGTACAACTACATGCACCTGTACCGTGGGCTGCGCCGCCTGAAGTACACCAAGCTGGAGTCGCTGGCCCTGATCCGGCGCTTCGGTATGTGGCGCATGCTGCAGTACCTGCGCACGGCGAAGACCAAGGAGTCCACCCGGGCCATCACCAAGGCCATCCAGACGATCCGCGAGAACACCCGCACCGTGGCGTTCTCCCTGTCCAAGGATGAATACGCCGCCGTGATGGACCTGCTGCATGAGCTGGGACTGGAGCATGGGCCGTCTGGCCGGGCCACCAATCTCACCGAGACTTTCCTGCAGCTGGTGGATCTGGTGAAGGAGCGGGGCGTCAAGCAGGCCGCGTAGCGTTCAATGAACGCGGGCGTTCAACGCGATTGAACGCACAAACAGCAAGGGCCCCGCAACGGGGCCCTTTCTCACTGTGGAGAACCGCATGCAGGGGAGGAACCACCTCCATCTACAGCGGACTTCATCTTCTCATAGACACCGCTCGGCATTCAAGCTCTTCGACCTGTGTTCCTGTTCCCATTGATTAGCCAGCTCGAAGACATCGTAGCCCAGCTGATCGATCACCCATTGCAGATGGCGCATCTGCGTTCCAAAGCCACGCTCCCAGCGCAGCACGCCCATGCCGCCATCGATGCCGAAGAGACCGGTGTGATATTTCTCGTGCAGCGGGATTTGCAGGTATGGGTTTTGCTTCTGGGCGATACCCACGTGCCAGCCCGCCTCCTTGATGGACCCGCCATGGCAATGATGCAGCGTCACCGGCCTGAGCCGGGACACGCAGCATGGCAACTCACGTAGTTTCTTCTCCCAGCCAGTCACTGATATCGAGGCAGCCATGTCCGGGCTCTCCGTTGTCGATGTTCGGCAAGGGCAAGTAGACCACCGGTTCCTTGTCCCCGTTCTGTTTGCGGTCGTTACCGCCCCACTCCAGTCTAGCAATCGGCACTCTTCGACAGTCGATCAAATACAGCAGGTGCGGCTCCACCTCAAACTGGTAGATCATCCAAGCTGGGCAGCATATCTGGTTCCCCCAGTGCATCAGAGCAGCGTGCTTGGCGAGACCCAGCATCATCTCCGGGTACTTGCCACTGCCAGACTCGCTCTTCTCCCGGTACTTGAACTCGGCCACGCCCATGATTTCTTTCTCTCGGCGAAAGCACCAGTCGATCTCGTAAAGGAACGGGCTCAGGTTCTCTACCGTGTAGTTATGCCCGGTTCGCCGGGCCAACTCCTTCTCGATCGCACGAGCGGCTGCATTCTGTCTGGCGATATCCTTCTTGGATTCGTTGCGCGGTCTCCAGCTCATCAGAACGGCGTCTTGCCGCGATCGATCCACTCGGCGAATGGCTTGCGGATCTGCTCGTGGAACATCTCAGCCACGCCCTCGTCTTCATCCAGCTGACGGCGCGATTCGATGCCAAGCTCGTCGCGCATCCACTGGACCACGTCACTGGTCTCGGGCTCTTGCTGGCGCACCCAGTCGGAGAAATCCGGGTTCATGCACATCATCGCCGCTACCTGAGATAGCCTCTGAGGCCCCTTGCGAGGCCGCTGACGAGATTTTTCGGCCTCCTCGACCACGGCCCTTGCTTTCTGGTCGATCGCCTCGTCATCGTCGTCCAGCTCCACGAGACAGGCCATAAACGAATCCTTGCCGCGCTCAAATCCCTCGAAGATGTGCATGCCCTCGTCCGGCGGCTCACACCAGAACTCGACCGCGTGCCCGGAGGTCGAGCTGTCAGTCCAGTTCGCCAGCATCAGCTCCGAGTCCACGAACCGGCTGCCATTTACTTTGACCAGTCGCGCCTGAAACCGCGTCCCGGCATGACCCTTCCTGCGCTTGGTGAAGTACTTGAACGGGTTCGGCCCCTCCCGGCCACCGACCACCCTGAACTTGACCTTGTGGCCGTCCTTGTCGGACCACGTGGCAGCGGCGAGGATCAGCTCGCCCTTCCATGCGACGAGATTCTCGGTCATTGAACAGTCTCCTCTGGTTTCGCCGCTGCCCGAGCCGCTTTCAGCTCCTCCATATCGGGAGCCAAGCCCTCAAACATATCCCCCAGATCGTTGCCAGTGATTTCGCCCTTGGCATAACCGACCAACCCCGCAACCAATCCCCATAATTTCGCTTCATTCTCAGTCATTGCATATCCCCCCCTGTGATGTTGAACTCGGCCCTGAACTGCGGCCACATCCTGTGCCTGTGCCAGACGTCCAGAGGATCTTCCGCTATGCGGGCCGGGATGTAGACATTCACGGTGCAGTGCTTGTTGACGCGCTTGTACCGCTGAGCCAGCTCCATGGCGGCTGATGGCCCCACGAAGTTCGCGTCATGGTCGGCGAAAATGTGCAGGCCATTCAGCCCGTCCGGCAGCCGCATCTCGCGCATGCCGTTGGCCGAGATCCCACACCAGACCGGCAGGCCCTTGGTCGCTCCGCGCACGGCAAGCCCGGACTCAACCCCCTCGGCCACGCACAGGATCCTGTCATCGATCTCGCCCAGCCGGATCGCCGCCCCGGTGATCGTGCCGATCGGCGGCATGACCTTCTTCCAGCGTTCACCGTTCTGGAAATAGATACGGTGAAGACTCACTGGCTGCCCCTGTGCGTCCTGAATCAGAGAGACGACGCCGCAGTGCTTGCTGCCGGTCTTGGAATCCCACAGCTGGGTACTGCCACGCATGGTGGTCACCCCGTCCACGATGTGGGCAGGCAGGCGGCGGGATTCGAGGTAGGAATACAGCGCCTGCTGGGCCTTGGCCTTCTGCCAGACCGCGTTGAGATTACGCCGCTTGTCCTCTTCCGACTGCACCGGGTGAAAGGGCGTGCTGACATCGATAGTGCCGAGGATCTTGTCGATCTCCTTGGCGACGGTTTCGAACGGTTGATCCATCCACTTCATCGCTAACTCAAAACCGAATCCCGGGCCACAGTTGTTGCAGTAGTAGGATCCGCTGCCGTCCTTGTCGTCGAATCGAAAGCGGTCCTTGCCACCGCACAGCGGACAGGGGCCATGCTCGTTTCTCAGAAATTTCTGATCGAGACCGAGGCCGACCAGTATGCCCGGCCACTTACCCCGGGCCAGTTCCTTGGTTCGTTGCTTCATGGGTTCTCCTTCGTTCCATGCTCTTGGCATAGGCTATGTCGCAGTGGCGGACAAACCCCGCCACTTCCTTCGAGGGCGGCACCGCCCCCCAGTTGTCGTAGATTTCTTTCGCCGTGCTGTTCGGCCACACACCGAACTTCTTGCGATAGGTATTGGCGACCCAACCATCGGCTCGGTTGCGCTCGGCCCTGATGTATTGAAGCTGCGCGTACCAGTTCTGTTTCTCCTCCATGGTGAACGCTCGCTTCTTGGCGGTCTTCCTGCCCTTCAGCTCCATCAGGTCCGCGTGCCGGGTCTCCACCCAGCGGCCACGGCGCACCGGTTTGTAGCCGCATTCCGGGCACTCCGGCTGGCTGTCGTAAGTGTGACCGCATTCCTTGCAGGTAATGATGCGCTGCTCGTTAAGCCGCGCCTCGTGCTGCTTGTTGTCATTGAGCGCCTTGCCCTCGGTCAGATGCCAGTCGCGCTCGTCGGTCACGAAACCATGCTCATAGACGTTGCCGGAATGGTCGATCAGCTTGCAGTGGTCCTTGCCCTCGGCTGGACGCAGCGTGCGCCCGGCCATCTGCAGATACAGGCCGACGTTCTTGGTCGGTCGCGCCAGTATGTTGCAGCCCAGCTCAGGCTCGTCAAAACCTTCGGTCAGCACCATGCAGTTCGAGATCACCTGAATCTCTCCCCGACGCAGCTCATCGAGAATCTTGTCCCGCTCGCTCCTGTCGGTGTCGCCATCGATGTGCGCCGCCTTCACGCCGTGCCTGCGGAACTCCTCGGCGATGTGCATGGAGTGCTGAACGCCGGATGCGAAGATGATGGTCTTGTCGTTGGGCGCGATGCGGGCCCAGTTGGTGTAGATGTCACCGACCAGCGACCGCTTGTCGAGAGCTTCCTGCAGATCCTTCTCGGCGTAATCGCCCATGCGCACCTTGACGCCGGTCAGATCGGGGATCGTCGGGGCCCAGTAACGCACCGGCACGAGGTGGCCCATGTTGGTCAGCTCGGCCACGCTGGGGCAATGCACCATGTCGTGATAAAGGTGGCCCAGCCCTTTGCCATCGGAGCGCACCGGGGTCGCGGTCATACCGATGATCACTGCTTCCGGGTAAGCGTCCATCAGCTTGCGGTAGGTCGGTGCCAGCGAGCGGTGAGCCTCGTCGATGAAAATGATGTCGGCCTTCGGCAGCGGGATGCGGTTGGCGTTCATCGCCCGGACACGCAAGGTATCGATCGAAGCGACCTGCACCTCGTACTCGTACTGCAGGAACTCGCCCGCCATGATGATGCCGTGGTCGCAGCCGAATTCATGCAGCTTGTTGCCGCACTGGTGGACCAGCTCACGACGGTGAGCAAGGAACAGGATCCGGCTGCCCTTGTCTGCCGCTCGCTCGATCACGTGTGCCCCGATGACAGTCTTGCCCGATCCAGTCGGGGCGACCAGCAGCAGGCGTCGATGCCCGGCGGCGACCGATTGCCTCAGTTCAGAAACGGCGGTGCGCTGATAATCGCGTAGCGTAATCATGACGCTTTCTTCTTCTGGTCATGGTACTGCTTGCGCCAATGTGCCTTCAGGGCTTCCCGGTTGATGGCTTTCGAGTAGACCTCGTAGTTGATGACGCGCCAGCCCCACGGTCTCGGCGGGGCACTCAGCTCGATGCGCCTGCCATCGTTCTCGTCACTGCGACTGTGAGGATCGGGCTCCATCAGCGCGGCCAGTCCACGCTCGATGATCTCCAGCGGAATGGTGGTGCGGTTGCTCAGCGCCTGAGGGGTCATGTCTACCTCGCCGTCCTTGTCGGCAAATACGATCAGGACCATGAACGTGATGATCGCTTCCCAGCCGCTGGCAACCAGAGATCCATCGAACATGGATTTGAAAATCTTCCCATACATGCGGTTCTCCTAGATTGTTCTAGTACTTAAATCCTTCTTCTCTCTGGATAGGGCTCTTCTCTTATTCTTAGATCTATATCTATATCTACATCTATATGGCGAGAAACTCAGAGAGTTTACTCGGAAACTCCGAGAGGATTGACGAGCCTCTGAGAAAACTCTTAGAAACTCTGAGAGTTTTCCGAGAGCCGCTGAAGCTACCACACAATGGGAGAAAAAAATATAGCGTCTGCGCGCAGAGATATAGCGTCTGCGCGCAGAGACACTTTTCTGTTTCAGGACGTTTCAGGACGTTTCAGGACGTGCATAACGGCGGATCTCGTCGGCAGTAAGCGGGTAGTTGTTGCGCTCGGCGCAGGCAATCAACCGCTCCATGGCAGAGGGCCTCGGGATCGACGGCTCGCGCTTCTCCCAGACGCGCAGGGTTTCATGTGAGACATCGATCAGCTCAGAAAACTGTTCCCGCGTAAGCCTCAGGGCCTCTCGAAAGCGCCGGACGGGATTGGGATGAAGGGGTCTTTGGTCGGGCATGTTGTCCGGCATTTCTTGCTCTCCTTGGATGGGTGTAATGGACACTCGCATGCTACCAGAAAGTGGTTGCCCTGATGGGGCCCCGGGTGTACGATTTCAGTGACCCCGGGCGCAGTGTCCGGGCAACACAGGAGAATCGCATGGCGATCACCGAAAAGCAGAGAGAGTTTCGGCTCTCCGGCATCGGCGGTTCAGATGCCGGGGCTATCCTCAGGATCAGCCCGTTTCAGGAACCGTACACCCTGTACCTCGAAAAGATCGGCGAGCTGGAGCCGGAAGACATTTCCGGGCAGCCGCAGATTCGCTGGGGGCACCTGCTTGAAGAGCCCGTCGCGCAGGCGTATGTCGAAAAGACCGGGCGCAAGGTCCAGCGGGACAATCGTTCCTACCGGCACAAGCAGCACCCGTTCATGATCGCTCACCTCGATCGCAAGGTCGTCGGTGAGAGGCGCGGGCTGGAGTGCAAGACCTCCGCGTTCGGCATCGGCTATGGGCAATCGGGCACCAACGAGATCCCGCCCTACGTCTACGCTCAGGTGCAGCACTACATCAAGGTCCGCGAGTTCGACCAGTGGGATGTCGCCTGTCTGGTGGGCGGCAACGACCTGCGCCTGTACGAGATCGGGCGCGACGATGAATTCATCGCCCGGCTGGTCGAGGCCGAGGAGGAATTCTGGGATCGCGTCGAGGCCCGGGTGCCGCCCTCGCCAACGTGGGAACACAGCGAGCTGATCAAGACTCTGCAGCGCATGTACCCGGGCACCAACGGCTCGGTTGTCGAGCTGCCCGAGGTGGCGCAGAAGTACTTCGATGTGATGCAGGATGCCAAGGAAGTCATGAAGACTTACGAGGGCGTGGTGGATGGCTGCAAGACCCGCATCCAGATGCTGATGGGCGAAGCCTCGGTCGCGCTGCTACCCGATGGATCCTGCTTCACTCGCAAGGAGGTTACGCGCAAGGGTTACACCGTCGAGGACAAGTCGTTCCTCAATTTCACGCACACCAAGCGGGTGCCCAAGGTCGCGCAGGACGCGATCGAAAATGGCGACGTGCTGACCATCAGCAACGTGCTGATCGAGGGAGGGTCTAGCGATGAGTGACATGAATCAAAACCCGGACGACCTCACCATGTCCAACATCGACGACGTCAGCGAGGCCGAGCGGCGCTACAAGCTGATCCACAATCTGGCGATCGTCTGCGCCAAGTCTTCCATGGTCCCGAGGTACTACCGGGACAACGTCAATGACGCCTTTGTCGCCATCCAGATGGGAGCCGAGCTGGGCCTGCCGCCGTTTCAGGCGATCCAGTTCATCGCGCCGATCTACTCGGAGAAGAACGACGAGTGCCGCCCAACCCTGTGGGGCGATGGTCTGCTCGCCGTGGTGCGGGGCAGCAAGGTCTGCGAGTACGTCAGGGAGTGGCTATCAGACGACGGGCAGGAAGCCTTCTGCGAAACCAAGCGCAAGGGCGAGCCGGAGCCTGTCGTGCGGTCCTACACCATGGACCGGGCCCGGGCCAATGGATTGCTGGGTAAGCCGATCTGGCGCAAGGATCCGCAGCGCATGCTGCAGATGCGGGCCCGGGGGTTCTGTCTTCGCGACGTCTACGCCGACATCCTGAAGGGCGTGGGCATGGCCGAGGAAGTCATGGACTATGACGCCCCGGTGCCGCCGCAAGACGTGCCGGAACACAAGGATCCGGTCGAGGAGGCTGCGCCGATCGTGGAGGAAGACACCACGCTTGATGACGTTCTTGACGACATCAAGGACGCCAAGTCCATGGCCGATCTGTTGAAGGCCGGGGATGCAGCGAAGCGCCTGTCGGAAGAGGACAGGGGGAAAGCGCGGGACGCCTATGCGGCGAAGCGCACCGAGCTGAAGGAGAACCAGAAAGGAAACGACGATGCCTAGCATGCAGAAGTTACAGCTAATCGGACACCTCGGGGGCGACCCCGAGGTTCGGTACACCAGTGGCGGCACTGCCGTCGCGAATTTCTCGGTGGCGACGACCGAGAAGTGGAAGGACAAGAACACAGGGGATCCACAGGAGCGCACCGAATGGCACAAGTGCGAGTGCTGGGGCAAGTCCGCCGAGCGGGCCGGAGAATGGCTCTCGAAGGGCAATCTGGTCTATGTCGAAGGCAAGCTCCAGACCGACAAGTGGCAGGACCGTGACGGCAACGACCGTTACACCACCAAGGTGCGCGTCGCCATGTGGGAGAATCTGAGCCCGAAGGAGCGTTCCGCACCGTCCAGACCGCAGGGAGGTCAGACCAATGCGCCGCAAGAGCCGCAGCTCGACGACGACATCCCGTTCTGAGCAATGCCTGACGCTCCCCCCGTATCTGGATCTCCGGGGCAGGGACGCAATCCTGCAGGACAGGACGCTGGCCCGCCGCCGATCTATCGCTCTCGGCTGGCTGGGTTCTGCATCCTTATTGGCTGCTCGGGTTGCACCCAGAGATGCCCCGGAGATCCAACCTGTTCCATCCTCAGGAAAGCCTTCAGATGACGGATGAGGTCTGGACACGCATCGAGCAGTGGGCCCGCTGCAAGGTCTGGCTTAACCGGATAGAGGCGCGTCCGTTTGATGGCTTGCTGACGCGCAGCGACAAAGTGGTCAGCGTTGCCAACCTGTACGCCGGAGAAAAGGTCGCGGAGGACGAGGGTCACTACCTGATCGACGCCATGGCGTTCTACCAGCTGCGCGACTGGTCAGGGAAATTTCTCGTGCCCCACGTGTGTTTTGTGGCGCATTTCGAGGAGGATGCAGACGACATTCATGCGGTCTACCAGCGGGCATGGCCTGCGCATTCCGGGCAGCGATACGAGCTTACGGTCAAGCATGGCCTGCCACAGCTGAAGATCCCGAAGAACGAATTCAAGCTCTGTGAGGCGAGATGAAAATTTTGAAACGGTGGTGGAAATTTTTGACCGCAGACTTGCCGGACCTGTCTGACTGGGGCCGGTGAAGGTGGAACCATGAACAAGAGCAGACTATTCATGATCGCCATGTTGTTCGTCTGGGTGAACGCCGAGGCCGAGACTATGGTGGGTGATTATCCGTGGTGTGCCACAGACGGCTATATCTACGAGTGCTACTACACCAACCCGTCCAGATGCGAGGAAGCGGCTGAGATGGCCGGAGAATCGCGCTGGTGCGAAAGGAACCCCGAGGTCTACGAGCTGGGTCGCCCGTGGGAGAAGTACCGCAGGCCGGGCTGGCATGGAGACTACGGCGACATCTGATAGACTCCGGGGCGTACCTCCCCAAAAGGTGCGTTCTCGAACTTGGCAGTGAGAATCTCCGGCAGGCTTGCAAGGCCCTTATGGAGAATTCCGGCCCCTGATTGGCTTACCGGCCTTGATGGGGCCTTTTTTTGTGCGCAAATCTGCGCAACCCCACCAGAACTCAATGACTTAGGTCGCGCAACCCGGCCAACAAACCCTTGTAAGTCATTGATCTAAGCCCTAAAACTGCAGTGTGATATAATGTAATTGTGGTAAATCACTGTATTACCACGTGTTCTTTAACAACCAAAGGAGAACCGCCATGCAGAAACGTCTGCAGTACGAGGTGCGTCGCATCCGCAAGGGCCCCCACGCTGGCAAGTGGATATGGGAAGTCGGATACATCGATCAGATCGTGCCGGGTTTCAACTGTTTCTCCATCGAGGCGTCCTCCCGGGGCAGCCGTCGATGGGACGACCCGGAGAAGATCGGCCTGTATACCCACGCCATTGCCGCTCGCAGCGCGGCCCGAGCCGCCATCCGCAAACTGGGAGGTGCGTGATGCAAGTAGTCAAGTACCGGCACCCGGTCCAAGGGCTGGGAACCAAGGCGGCACTGGTCGTCGAGAAGCGCACGCTGCTCCACATCCTTTTCATGGATGGCAAGCTGCACCCGCGCACGGCACCGAAGTCCGAGCAGCGTTACATGACGCCGCTCACCAAGAACGGCAAGCCCTACCCACTGGGCAGGGCGAAACGGCTCTTCCGCCACTACGGCAGGGCTTTCGGGATGACCAAGGCAGCCCAACGCTTTCTCTCCGAAGCGTAACCAGAGGGGGCCCGCACTCGCGGGCCCCTTCCTTTTTGGGCCGTATTACCTGATACTGGTATTGCGATGTTGATACAGGTAACAGCCCATGACGACTGCAAAGACCCAGCGGGTCCACGACGCGCAGCCGCCGACTGTCGTTCGAATCACGCGCATTGCCTATCGATGCGGCTGCACCAAGACCATTGGTCCATGGACCAAGGGTGACACTCCAGCCATGTGCCTGACACATGGCTCGACCGTCGCCAGCGTCGAACACACCGACAAGGAAATCCACCCGGCAGCCTAACGATTTTCGCCACAGTAACGACTGTTCGGATACTGGAGGCACAGCTCATCGAGCAATTCCTCCAGCTCATCCATGACATCGTCGTACCACTCGGTATCCCCGGCACGCTCGGCTTCCCGTAGCTCCTTGCGCAGGTCACGGATGTCCGACTCCATGTAGTCCTGATGGAACTGCTGGAATTCGGCTGCCTTGACGTAACGAGTATCGACGGCGAACACGGTCGAGACAAACCCGGCCAGCAGAACGATGTTGGTGACCACCGAGCCGATGTGCAGGCTCTTGCTGATTCCAGCCATAGTCAATGCTCCTGTGCCGCCATGACTTGCGTCTTCTGCTTGCTGCCCACGCTGGACCCGAACCAGAAGTCCATCACCTTCATGACCCCAGCAGTGAGGACGCCGACCAGACCGGCGACCAGCTCTTCAGCGCCCTCCGGCGGGTGCCAGTCGCCCGAGACCAGCAGGTAGAGCATGACGAAGTAGCCTAGCGTATAGACCACGGACAGCACCACCTGCGGCCACATGCCGAGCTTCGCCGCCATCTCGCGGGCGCTGCCCCGGTCCTTCTGGTGCAACTCCTGCTCGCGGATGCCCAGCTCGCGCATCTTGGTCTTGAAGGTCTGGTCGCTTTCCTTGACCTTCATCAGCACCTCCGGGTTGCCGGAGAGTATGGCCTCCTCGACCTTGTCCTCCTCGATACCCAGAGCCTCACCCAGCACGGCGACTGCCATGCCGCCGAACGGGCCTCCGACTGCGGTCGCCACCGTGGGTGCCAACTTCTTCAGCACCGACAGGGCTTTTTTCCCAAAGCTCATCGCTCAGCCTCCTCGCTTGCGTAATTCGACATGTCCCCAATCCAGCAATTTCTGATCCTTTGTCGATCCATCCGTATCCCAGTCTCCGCCCCAGCGCAGGCTGACGCGCATTTCCGCAGCGGCGGCGGTCATCAGCCCGGCTATGTGAGCGAAGATATGAGTATCGTTCCACGGGATCGTGCCGTTGACCCACGGGGCAAAATCGATCGCCAGCGAATTCGGCTCGCCGTTATCTCTGGTGTAGTTGTGTTTCGAGTCCGGCCATCGTTTCGTTGAGGCCCCGGATTCCTGAAGTGCGTTTTGTACTTCTTCGCCCCGCCAGCCGTGAACGATGGTGATGTCGTAAGGTGACAGCTCCAGCGCCCGCTCCGCGATGGCCCGCAACACCGGGTCACAAGTCTTCAGCTTGCTCATCGACTTGGATCCATAACTGTAACCGTTCACCGCAATCCTCCCTTACTGACGTCTGCATATAGCTCAGCGGTGGCCGGGTACTTCTTTTGCAGCCAGCCGATGACTTCCTCGTCGGACAGTTTCTGCCGCTCTTCCCACATCTCCTCGGTCATGATCAGCGGCGGCAGCTCTTCGGGCCTGACGTCTTCGCCCGGTTCCTTGAACCCGGACCCCGGTCTGCCGACGTACCACTCCAAGGCTGCCTTCTCGATCTCGCGATACTTCTTCTCCAGCTCCATCAGCTTGGCTTCGGGGGTCATCACCTTGTTGCGCATGACCTCGTCAATCTCTTTACGGATCTCGCGGATCTCCTTGCTGGAATCCTTGACGTCTCGGATGGCGTCATAAACCTGCTCGTTGGTCAGGCCCTTGAAGTAGCGGGCACGCCGGGCCATGTAACCTTTTTCCAGATGATCTGGCAGGCGCTCGCCTTCCTCGATGTCGCGCATGGTCTCCTCGACCTGCACCGCCGCCTTGCGGAAGTCGTACAACATGGACTCCCAAGCTGTCCGCCGGGGGAAGGTCGCGCCCTCTTCTACCTTCGGCAGGACAATGACGTTGCGCCCGTCTTCCATCTTCTCGTAGCTCACGGGTGGCTCGTAGCCACGCCAGAACCGCTTCATGATGGGCAGCTGATCCGCCCTGAGCTGCGGGGCCTTGGCGTACTTGTCCGACTGGGCCCGGATCGCGGTGTCGGTCGCCATCATGATGTAGCTGCCCAGCGTGCCGAAATAACCGCGCATGATGTGTTCCACCATCATGGGTGACTCGATGAAGTCCGGCAGCATCGGCCAGTCGTAGGGCATGGCTTCGGCAATCTCTCGCGCCGTGGGACTGGTCGTCTCCGTGTACTGGTAACGCGGATCCACCTTCTGCAGGTAGTACGGAACGATCGGGCCCTTGAAGAAGCTGTTGTAATTGCGAGCGGCCTCGACCAGCGGCGTGACCAGCTGAATCTGTCGCAGGTCGAAGTTGAACATCTCGCCAATGATCCAGCCAAGACGATCCATGGCGAGCTTGGTGGCGTCGTCGGCGTCCGACTCGATCCACTCCCACATCCGCTCCGGCACGGTCCCGTACAGCGCCCCCACTTCGAACGGCTTCGGCTGACGGTAGTGCATGTCGCCGACCCAGAAATGCCAGTAGAGATCCTTGTCTTCCTGAGTGAGACGCTTGTACCGCTCGTCGTCGCGGTTGTACCAGTACAGCGCCAGCGTCGCCATGGTGATGATCATCGATTTCAGCAACGTAACCCCGGCAGCTTTCACGCCTTCGCCCATCTGCCGCTGACCGTAACGGTACAGGCCCTGCATTCTGGCATTCAGGAAAGGCACGGTCTGGATGAAGAACGCCACGATCGGCAGGTCGCCATGCTTGGCGAAGTTCATCAGATCCTTGGACTCGAATACCGCCTCCATCACAGAGCCGGTCTCGTCGAGTGCGGGCTTGTAGCCGTAGGCGATGCGGTTCGAGTTCTCCATGGCGGCAGCCACGTCGTTATAGGCATGCGCCAACCGGAACGGCGTGTTCAAAATCTTGCCTTTGACACCACTGCGGCGCACAGCTCGCTTGATCGATTTGCTCATCGCCGCAGGATCCCCGGCATTGATGTAGCCGGAGTAGAACGCAGCGCCGGACGCCATCATCGTTTTCATCTGCTTGGATAGGGTCAGCGCCTCGCCGATCCCGGCCAAAGATCTATCAGGTCGCAGCATCTTGGCGTAGCGACTGTTGACGAAAGCCATCGGCCCGTCCCGCATCCAGTTCGCGCCCATGAAGGCCGGGTCCAGCGTGATCATGGTCGTCAGCAACCGCTTGGTGAAACGGAACGGAGCCATCGCCAGTGACCCGAAGAAGCTCTGGAAGTGCCGCTGGTTGATTGCCGTCAGCGAGCGGAACAGTAGCTCATCGTGGACGTGGTAGAACTCTTTCTTGCCGTTGCGCAGGATCGTGATGACGTCCGGGTCTTTCGGCGTGCCCACCACCCACATCTTTTTCAGCGCCGAAAGCGCCGCCTGATCCATGTCGGCCACGTCGATGCCGACGTTGCTGAGCCGCCGTTTCAGGTCGCCCTCGGCGATCGTCTTCTCTTCGAGGAACTCGAAGCCTTTCACCTTGGTGACCATGCCGGACCCGTCGAGCGCGTCGATCGTCATGAGCGCCGCGTTGTTCCTCATCGTGGTCTGCATCAGCATGTTCAGGTTGATGAGGATGTTTTCCATCGGGTTGCCGAGCATGCTCTTGCCGCCGCGCAGCTTGCGGATCGGCGATCGCTGGTTCGCCAGTCCCTGCGTCAGCATCTGTCTGGCGACTGCTGATGTGCCCGTCAGGGTCGGCGGCACCGTGCCGGACTGCTCGCTGAAACCCGCGCCCAGCTGATCATCCCTGAGGCGATAGAACGGAATGTAGTCGGCGTTCTCCCACAAGGGCCGGGTCTCTGGATTGATGACGCCAGCGGTCTGGGCCCAGTCCAGCATTTCCTTCATGAACTGTGCGTAGTCGTCGGCGACTTGCTCGAACACGGGGTTCTGCTCGCCCAGCCAGAGCCCGGCAGCGATCGCTTTCGGGCTCAACAGCTGTTCCCGACCTGCCCGTTGGATCTGATCCTGAATCTCCTGCGGCAGGCTGCCATCGAGAATGCCCTGCCATACCGCCTCGCGGATCCATTCCAGCTCAGACGGCGGGGCCCGCATGTACTGTTCTGCGCCCACGTCGGCCAGTTTCCCGAAGGGTACCGACTGGGTCCGCTCCAGATGCTGCTTGATGTTAAACAACATCCCCTCTGAGCCTTCCTTGCCAATGCCTTCGAGGTACAGGCGCTTGGCCCGGCGGGCCACCATGAACTTGCCCCACTCATCGATGCGCTTGCCGACAGGTTCGAGGATTTTCAGCAGGCCATTGCTGCCTTCCTTTACCTGAGACACACCGTCACGCCATTCCAGCGTGCCCTCCATCAGGGTCACGTAGATCTGCGAGTCTGGTGACGTGGTCAGATGCGCATGCTTGTACGGGTCCAGCTCGGGCGGCAATCCCTGCTGTCCGTAGTAAGAACGGATGGCGTGGCGGATCCCGGCGAACTGATCAAGCAAGGCTTGTTCAATGTGCGCCTTCTTGTTTTCGACGCCGAGAACTCGATACACGAAGCTCTGGAATCTCTCCAAAGGCCCGGGGCCTTCCCCGGCTACCTTCTGGTCCAGCTCCTTCAGGCCCTCTGCCTGCTCAGGCGGTGGCGCACGAGAGAACAATGGCAGGCCACGATCATTCAGCTCGGTTTCCAGCTTCGGCGGGATGTCGATCATCCACGCGCCGAATGCTTTGGCGGCAGATTCCAGCTCATCCATCACGATGGCTTCGAGCTGTTTTCTGACATCACGAGAGTCCATGTGATACAGACGCTTGTCTTCATCACTTACCCAGTCAGCCCGAGTGCCGTATGTCGTGATCGCTTTCGCTGGATCTGCCTGACTGTTCCACCCTGTCTTGTCGCCAGATGAAGTCACTCTCGTGACCTTTTTCTGCAACACGAAGATCGGCTCACGCTTGATGCGCTGCCGCTCTGCTGCAACTTCTTCCTTGGTCGCAATCAGGTAATAATCATTGACCTCAACTTCGCGGAACTCGCCTTGCTGACCGCTAAGCATCCGGTACTTGTCTCCCATGCTCTTCGGTCTTTTCCAGATCTTTTCCCGAAACACTGCGTCGTCAGCCCATTGACGGCTCGCGCCCAATGCTCTGGTGTTGATCCGGTATTTACCAAAGTCCACATCCTCGGGGACCGTCACTTCTTCGCCGTAACTGTTGGCGATGTATTCGTCGATCTCCTCCTCGGTCATGCGGGTTTCTTTCACCCGGTACTTCTGTCTGATTTCCTTCTCGACTGCTTCAATGGGCTTGTCGAAATAAGGGATCATCCCGGCTTCCATATTTGGCTTGCCTTTGATCGCGCCCCATTCGACTTTGGTGCCAAACTTTTTCAGCAGCTTGTTGGTAAAGACGTTCGGCTGAATCTTGTTGTAAACCGAGCGGCTGCCGGTCATGAATCTTGGCGAGTATCCGCCTGCCGCCATTTGCCTGTGGCCCGTCAAGTCCACAGCATCGACGCCCACAAAGTTGACGTCACTGCCGCTTGCAGAACGAGCCTCTTCCTCGTCGGCAATGACCTGCTTGGCGACGGCGTTACCGAGGAACTGCGGCAGATCTTCCCGGGTTACGACATACCGGGTCTTGGCCTCGCCCTTGTCATAAGTTTGCAGCCGGTATAGACGGTCAACATTCTCGTTAGCCCACTCGTACAGGTTGCCCGAGTAACCAGCATCTCTTGCTTTCTGAAATTTCCTCGCGATGGACGTGTCTTTGAACTCTGATTCTGGCGGGATCTCATTGGAAGGTGTGTTCTGGAACAGCGCATTGGGCCCGGCAAACCCTTCGACGTTAGACGAGCTGACCACCTCGACATAATCGTAGAGCTGCCCGGCGTTCCAGCGGAACCCATGCACTTCGCCATTGGCGATGGCGACTTTCTTGATGCCTCGTCGATTCGCCTCGGCAAGCGCCCATTTCAATGCGAGCAGGTGATAAGTTTTTTCGAAAGGCGCTGGATCCATGCCCGTCTCAGCACGGTGAATCTTGTCCTCCCGCTCTGTAAACTCCAGAGCCATCTGGCCTATCGAAGAATCTCTGAAATCACTGAGATCATTAACCAGATCGCTGAGCTTGTAATCGCCACCTCGTTCTTTATACGACTGCGGCAGCCACTCCTGCGCCGGGACAAGAGTTGTCTCATCGAACAGCGGACCCTGACCATTGCGGCTGATCTTGTTTAGATACCCGGCCAGTGCCTCGGCATACGCCCCGGTCACCATTCGATTCTGCTGATCAAACTCCGGGTGAGTGACGTCGTAGGTCAGATCCAGATCTCGCAGCGAACGAAACAGCTGCTTGATCAATGTGCTTTTGATTTCAGCGACTTTGTCAGGCGCGAAGATTTCCTTGATATCGTCTGGCGTAATGACCGCATCGACCCAGCCAGCCGAGCCGGTGGCCCGCCAGTCGGGAGCCGGAGAACCGTCATACCATTGATAGGTGTGCGTGCCGTCATCGCTGACTTTTGCTTTCGGATAGGCGATGACAGTTTTTCCGTCATATTCCCTGAAATACGCAAACTTGCCTGTCAGTGCGTTTGCAATGATCGCTCCGTACTGAGCCTCGTTCTCGTTTTTGTGAGGCGTGTTATTTTGGGCAAGACGTTCCAGCATGGCCCGATTGGCAAACGTGCCAAGAGCTTCAAGCATCTGATCGGTGACCCTGCCAAGCGGTGCGGCGTGCTTCGAATCCAGCGTGCTGAGATTCTGGAACTGGTTGCGCGGATGTTTGCCAACGACCTGATCCAGCCATTTTTGGCGGAAGTGAAATGCAGGGCCGCCGGGATTCTCCATCAGCTGTTCGGCAGATGGATTATCGTTCCACTGTTTGTGAGTTTCTCCGTAGACGATGAAGTCCATGAGGTCTACGAAGCTCATCGTCTCCAGAGCATCCTCGATCAGCGTCTCGCCTTTCGGGCGCACACTGCGGTTGTACTCGTTCAGATGCAGCTGGTGAATTTCTTCTTTCAGTCGCCGTGCTGTCTCCGGGCTCTTCACCCCGGCATCACGCAACTCCTGATGCCAGTCAGACTGGATCTCATCGATGAACAGGATCTTCTCGCCATCAGGCGTATAGCGAATGTCATGCCGCAAGTGAACAATGATGTTGGGGATGTCATCCCAGTGAGCATCCGCAGTAAAGAGAGTCTCGTTGATGTCCCATTGAATCAACGTCTCTTCGTAATCTTCGCCGCCTTCGAGGTTGTAAGAAGGCCCGGTCCACTTGGTGGCTGGGAGCTGCTCCTGCTCATCTACCCACTCGCGAATGCTTTCGGTCACGTCCTCGGCAGCCATGGCGGTGCCCCAGTCCGTGCCATCAATGGTCAGGTCGTACTCATCTTCTGCGACGTTGCCTTCGACATTGAACTGGTGGTTCTCGTAGATCCAGTACCATTTGGCGACCAGCCCACTGTTGTACTCTTTCTCCCAGTCTTCTTTATTGCTTGACGTGAGAATATCTGAAGCGATGTACTCGCCGTCAATCTCGGTTTCGTTGTTGCTGGCATACTCGCGCAGCTCGTTCTCGTAGTCAGCATCATCTTCTTCAACAGCATCCCGCTCTTGGCTGTACCAATGCTCCGCGATGCCTCGCCATCCAGCGTCCTCCAGCTTCTTGTCGAGCGCATCACTGGTGCCGAATGCTGATGTACCGAACTGCTCTTTCATTTCCTCCTCGGCCTTGGCGTCGAGGAAGCTGTTGTAATCGTCGTAGTCCGGGTGGCTTTCTTCGTCCGGGCTTGTTGAAGTAAAGCTATCCGCTTCCGCCCAGTCGAGATCCGACTTGGGATTTGTGACCGTGACCTTGACGCCCACTTCCCCAACCCAGTTCAGCATCACCTGAACCGGGATCCTTTTAGCTGGACGTTCTCCGTATCTGACGATCATGGACCGGAGGTCGTTATATTCCTCCTCCATGTCCCGAATGCGTTTCACCATTCGCCTGACCGCCCGATAGGTGGCGTCGGTGTCGCTCAATCCTTGCGTGTAATCCTGCCAGCTGTACCGCTGGTCATAATTTTCGAGTCCGGCCCGGCTGATCTCAGCGGTGCCGTTGACAAGCGCATTGACGATCGTCTTCCGATGGTACATATCGGTGCGACTGGGCCAGAGCGTACTGGCAATCTTTTCTTCGAGCTGGCCGCGTTCGACATCAAGCTCATCCTTGCGACTGTACGCCGCCTCGACATCCTTGTCGGGGTACAGATGGAACACCTCGTCGATCTTGTCATCGCGCCTGCCGCTCCAGTGCCGGTAAATGTCGTTGATGGTCGGGCTTTCAAGCAGCGTGTCGATGTCGGTCCAGTCAAGCTCATCTTGTTTGATCAAGCCTTTCTTGACTGCCGACGCGATCTCCTGCTGCCACTGCTCCTTGGTCCGGCCACCCGATTTGATCTCGGGCAAAGAGCCGAGCCAGCGATGCAGGGCGCTGTAGAAATGCGGCGAGTACATCGAGAAGCGGTGGTTGCGGTGCAGCTTGACCACCTGATGCTTGTAGCCGCCGGGCCGGTGAACGAAGTTCCAGCCTTCCGAAATGATGCCCCGGATCTGCCGCTTGGTGATGCCGTGGCCCTTGCCCATAGCGCGGTCCAGCCAGACCCGGAACATCTCCACCAGATCCTCGATGATCTGCTTCATCTTCTCGGGAATGGATTTGCTGCGCAGGGCCTGCCCCGTGTAGTAGGCGATCACTTCTTCAGACGCGATGCGGCGCTGCGTCAAATCAGCGACGTTCAGCCCATTGCGTTTGGCGGCATCCTTGACCAGATCGGGAAACGTATTCCAGATCCGATCCATGACCCGTTCCCACTGCGCCGTGGACAAGACACCCTGTGTCCCGTAGTGGCCGACCACCTCGTGCAACAGGGTCTCGATCGCATCCTCGTTGGTGTTGATGTTGGCCCCGATCAGGTAGACCGTGTCGAACATCCCGTGGATGTCGTACATGCCCTGCGTCCGGGTCAGCGCCTGCGACTGTGGATCCTGTGCCTGCTCCTCTTTCAGCTTCAGGTAGATGTCGTGCGGCAGATCTTCAACGGTCTCCACCACGATCACCCGGGGCGCTGAGTTCATGCGCCGGTAAACCTGCCTGACAGCGTTCTGGACTGCCTGCTTGCCGAGCCCCTTACCTTCGTTGGTCTTCTTCTTGCTGTAGCGCGTCGCCTTTCTGGGACGGCGCTCGTAGAGGAACGGAGCCTCGGCCCTGAGCCGGAATCCGTTGCGCTTGTACCAGTTCACCAGCTGACCACGGGTCAGACCTTCCTCGCCGAACGGCACCGGGTTCAGCTGCAGGGTGACGCCGTGCTTGTCAGCCAGCTCGTTGATGCGACGCAGCGCCATGCCGCCGTCGCCCTTGTTGATCTCGAAGGCCCGGATGGACTCGATGCTGATGGTATTCTTGTCAGCCGGGCGCAGCTGGGCAGCCGCCTTCCATTCAACGATCCGCTCAGGCGCACCGAACGGATTGGCCTCGGTGCCTTCCATCCATTCCTTGATCATCGCCTCGACGTTTTTGCCATAGTCCGGCGTCGAGATCTTGACCTTGCGGCTGAACCGCTTGGGCTCTTTCAGGGTCAGGGTGCCGTCCTCGCTGACGCTGATGCGCATGTCGTCGAGCGACTGGCCGGTAGTCGGGGCCTGATGCTCGGCCCTGCGTTGGTCCATCAGCCTGCGCAGCTCGCTGTCTGGCACGCGCTGCCACGTATTGAGGTTGATACCTTCGGTCGGTTCGCGCCCGGCCTTCTCAGCGAGCGCCTGCTCGGTCTCCTGAAGGCTCTTCAGAACGTCCTTGATCGCCACCCTGCGAGCGGCATTCGGCATGAACCCATATTCCCCGGGGTCACCGAACTCGCCCGTCAGGCTGCGGTACATCGCGTCTGACAGGTTGGTGTTGTACTCTTGGGTGAACTGCTCTTCGCTGATCGTGATGCCGACCTGTTCCAGCAGCATGCGCTGAAGGCGGAACGCAAGGTCTTCCCACTCCAAGGCCCGCTGCGCTTCTTTCAGCGTCATTGGGCGCTGCTCGACCAGCTTCTGGTTCGGTGGCTTGCCACGCGGCAGCATGGCGATCCGGCCCAGCCTGCCATAACGGTAGCTGTCGCCGTACTTCTCCTGCATCAGCTGTTCAGTGATGCCGTGAGCAATCTCGTGGGAGACCCGCCATGCGCGGGTGTACTCGGTATCCTTGAAGGATCCGCGCTCGACCTCTGGGTCGTAGATCCAGACGGTGCCCTGCTCGTACCCTTGCTTCTTCAGCTTGGGCAAGCGGAACCGATCCGGGTCGTAACTGAAAACTTCCAGCTCGTACCCGTAATCGGCGAGTAGCTTCTCGGTGGTGCCCTGCGGATTGTCGATCGCAGGGGCGAGGTTGTAGATCTTCAGCCGGTTGGTGGTCGGTTCCTTTCGCAAGGAACCGAACCGACCGTAGATCTCTACTTGGGCTCGTCCTCCGTGGTCGAGTCGATCCACGGGTACTGGTGCGGCAGCCGACCTTGGTGAGGTCTTTGCGCGACCGGCCCAGCGTTTGGTGACCTGCTCGGCCCGCCCACGCCAATCGTCAAGCCGCGATTCAAGGCCCGGGCGTCGGGCTTGTATTTCATCACGTAGTCGAGATCCTTTTTCGTCAGCTTCCCAGTCATGTACGGTTCTCCTGTATCCAGATGACTCCACCGTCATTGGTGAAGAATCGTCTTTGATTATACCGAAAGGTGTTGAAATTTCCGAGATCCATGAGCGAACCCCGTCCAGCCACTTCGCGTTGTTTGCGGCCTTCTTTCTCGATGTGGACGGAGCCTCTCCGGTTTCCGGGTCAACGCCGTCCAGATTGATCAGGGTAATTTCGTCCGGCTCTGTGACCGTGAACCCCTGTCCCGGGAAGTACTGTTCGAGCATCGCTGCCAGCAAGCCGATGTCCTCGCTGGTCAGGGCCTTATCGAATCTGACGGCGAATGCTTGATCGTAGCCCTCCTTGTTTGGGGATGGCGGCTCTTTCGCCTCGCTCTTCACCGGGCGGAACCAGATCACCGAATCCTGCCGGTAGATGTATTGCAGCGCCTTGGCGATGATGTCCGCCGTGTTCCTGTCGTAGCCCTCTGCCGCCTTTAACAGCGGCGCTTCCATCAAGGCTCCGGGCGCGGTGGTGCCAAGATAGCCGCCACGCATCTGCTCGGTGACGTACAGCGGCAGACCCAGTGCATCGAGCAACTCGTTGCGCCCGTCATCCGCGCCAAGGACGTTGAGCATTTCCTCGGTGAACTGGGTGCGCTCCGCGTCTGTCAGGCGAGCCAGCACCCGGCCCTCGTTGAAGCTCTCAGAAGGAATGGTCTCGAATGCCGCGTTGGCCGAGGATCCGCGAATCAGCTCAGCAAACGATCCCCGGCGACCGCCACGAGCCAGCACCCAGAGCGCCGCCTGAAACTGGCGCGGCCTGTAGTCGGTGTTGTACTGCTGGTTGTAATCCGCTGTCGCATCGACGATAACCTTGCGGGCGAATTCGTATTGGTTCGGCGTCAGTTTTTCTTCGTTCGTGAACCCGAACTCGCGAGCCATCCACAGATCAATCGTCACCGCATCCGGGTAGCGGTCCTGCTCGAATGTCGCATCCCACAGGTTGCGGTAGAAGTTGAGCAGTTTTGGACCAACCCCCCGGGTGTTGATGGTCAGCTCGTCTGCTTCGAGGGCCTTGATCAAGTCCTCGTTGCCCATCAGGGCACCGGGGATCTTGGTCAGGTCACTGAGACGACCTTCTTTGTAAGCGTTGTAGATCCCGGTGATCCACTTCGTGACATTGGTTTCAACGGAGGTGTTCGGCGACATGAGCGCCAGCAGGCGCACCATCTTCTCCATGTCCTGCATGTCGCCCTTGACGAGCTTGCGGATCACGGCTCCGGCGTCTTCGTACCACGTCCACGCATCGGGCGGGATCAGCGCCCGGCCACCACCATCCTTGCCCTCGCCACGGCGGACCCGGTTGCGCAGCTTGGTGACGAAGCGACCCACCGCCCGGACGTCTTTGATGCCGGGCGGTGAGCCAACCGGCTTTTCGCCCCGGGTTGGATACCGCTCCTGATACCACTCGCCAGAAGGTGCCCGGCGGCGTCTCCTCACCCGGGAGAGGGAAGGGGTGGTGATGGAGGGGTGCCGCCGGGCATTACTGACCCAGCGATCCACGCTGGGTTTCTGGTCAAGCGCAGGTTTTGGAATCGATATCGGCCCCTCAGGAAGGTCGATGGTATCGAGGTTCTGTGGATCGTCAGGATCCACCATCATCTCGCGCAAACGCTTCAGCCGACTTGTGGCAAGGTCGAACTTCTGTTCGCCAAGCGCCACCGCTACGTCCCGGGCGGTCTTCTGAGCCTCATTGTATGCGGGCAGCTTGCGGTGTTCGTCGGCGTATTCCTTCAACGCCCGATCCACCAGCTCGCGGTAATCCTCGAAGGTCGGAGCTTTGCCCGTTTTTTCCTCGAACTTCTTCCACCACTTCGGCGCGAACCGGGGTTCTTCCTGCCAGAGCCGGAAGTTGTTCTGCAGATTCTCCTCGAACTCCCGCTTGAATCCATACGGATTGGTGAGGTAGCTGATGCCTCGCTGGACCTTGGGCCACACAAACTCCAGCCCCTGATCCCGGCTCTCGTTGGCGGTGCGCTCAGACATGCGGTGCGTCAGGTCGCCGAGATGCTCGACCATCACCTGCATCACGCCACCCCCGGTCAGGGACTGGGCCCGCAGCATCGCCATCTCCGGCTTGCCGCGCTGCGCGTCAGCCAGCGCCTCGAAATCCTGCTTGGCGTCACGAGTAAACCCGTACTCGTCCCGACCATCGTCGCCAGACCCTCGCACGTAACGCAGGATGCTGGGATCAAGCGCGATCGCCTCGCCGCTGTCACTAATGATCGCGTCGTAACCTTCCCGCCGGATGAACTCGAATTCCTCAGGGCGCAGCTGATCGAATGCATCTCGCGGCAGCTGCAGGGGATTTTCCGGGTTGATAGTGACCGACAGCATGCCTTCCCGGCGTTTCTTCTCCAGCCGGGGCATGCCGCCCGCTTCCATGTCGGCGTAGAAGACCTTGCCTTGGATCTGCTTGGCGAGGTCAGTTTCTGTCGGGGCCTGCCCGATCAGGCTCTCGACATCGCCCATGGAGCGAACTTTCTGGCGCAGCTCCGCGTCGGTCAGGCGAGTGATGTCCGGCGTGCGTGACTGTCGGATCCGCTGATCGAGCGCCTGCGCCCGGGTCTGGCCTTCGCCCACCAGCTGCCGCCTGCCCTCGGGTGTCAGGGTCATGCGACCCTCGGCGGCATTCAGCACCCGGCCAAGACCGGAACGCTGCAGGTTGAACATCTCCTCGTCGGTCAGGGGATCGCCATTGGCGACGCGCTGCAGGGTGTCGTTGCTGACATCCCTGACTTCCATGCCTGCTTGGGCAGCCTCTTCGGCGCTGACCTCGTCGGCCCGTTCAATGTAATCATCTCGTGGAGGTGGCTCAGAGCCACTCTCCTGCGCTCTGATGCGATCCGCAAGGTAACCGAGCCCACCACCAGCCGCACCCAGTCCAGCGCCTCCCAGAGCGGCTGGGAAGCCGCCCTCCGTGAGAATCTTGGCTGCCTCGACGTAGTCCCCGTTTTCCAGCGCGGTATTGAGCTTGTCGCGGGTCTCTTCGTCGTACACCAGACCCGCCACGTTCTGCATTGTTTCCTGCAGGAACTCGGTCGCGCCTTCGCCGGTCATCGCCAGCGCCAGTCGTCCGACAAGGCTCTTGCCCCCGGGCAGCTTGCCGAGGATGGCATCGAGGCCGGTCTTCTCCAACGCCGCGTTGACCGCTCCGGTCACCGAGGTCGCGATCACATACTGGTCATCCGAGATCTCGGAGCCTGTCATCTCTTCGAACTCGTTGATGTTCCCGGCCTGATCCATGGCCTCCATCCAGCCCATGAAAGACATTGGCGAGCCGGTCTGGCTGGCGAGGTAGGCCGCGTACAAGGTCGGAATGCCCTGACCGATGGCCGCGCCGAGAACATCCGGGTTCTTCGCCGCCTCCCACAAGAGCGCGACATCACCCTCTTCGAGGAACCGCTCCCATGCTTTCTGTCCCTCTTCGATACCCGCCGCTTTCTCTTTGAACATCGGCACGGTGTCGTTGAGGATCTGCATCGAGCGACCGATCTCGTCGGCCACGTCGCTGGTGCCCGCCGCGTGGAACTTGCCGAAGTCGTGGCCTTTGGCAATCTTGTCGAGGATCAGGGTCGGAGCCCCGAACGGGTTCAGCCAGTCCGGCACGCCCCGCTCCTGCAGCGCACGGTATGCGCCACGGGTATATCTGGAGGCCGACTCCGGCGTGCGGTAGATCATCTCGCTCATGCCGAGCGTGCCTTCGATGCCGCCCGCAGCCCCGGTCTCGGCAAATTGCCCGAGCCAACTGCCCTCGTCTTGCGGCTCGGCTGGCATGTATTTCTTCCATGGCCCCTGATCGCCTGACTGAGTCAGGTTCTGGGGCATGCTGGGAGAAATTTTGGTAGCGTCTATTTCCTCCGGCGTCCATGGACGGCCCGTGTCTGGATTGATTTCCTGCTGCTCTGGCTGCTGGGTCTGGTATTTCGACCATGGGCCCTCGTCCTGTGGGGCCTCCATGCGAGCCATCACTTTCTGGACATAGGGCTCGGTCTCCTGCCGCTTCGGCAGCGAAGCATAATCTCGCCCGGACGCCAGCCACCTGTCCGCGTTGCGTGGCCCGGCGTTGTACGCGATCAGCGCCGCTTCGGTATCGCCGCCGTACTTGCGGTACATGGCCGACAAGTATTCCTCGCCCTTCTGCTGCAGCGCCATCGGATCTTCCCATTTCTCCTCAGGCAATGGCTCAACGCCGTACCCCGGATCCCGCAAGGTCTCCGGCATAGTCTGCATCGTGCCAATCGCACCGACTGGAGAAACCGCGCTGGGATCAGCGCCGCTCTCGGCGTAGCGCACCGCTTCAAACAGGCGGGGGTCTGGATCCTGAGGCCGCTGGTACTTCGACCAAGGCCCGGCGGGCGTCGTCATTTATTGTCTCTGCCAGTTTCTGGGATCGGAGGGATCGCCCCCCTTGAACACGTAACCGTCCTCGACTGTCCCAACGGGCGGCGCTCCGGCTTGCGGAGCAATCCCTTGCGTGCCCGGCGGCATGCCTTGCGGTGGTCCGCCCTGCTGCTGCGGGTTCAGACCGCCCTGCTGCTGTCCCGCCCCTTGACCACCGTACATGGCCCCGGCCATTTCACGAAGGATCCTGTCGAACTCCATGCGGCCCTGCTCCGTGGCTTGCCAGTCTTCGACTTTTCGGCCACGCACTTTGAGCTTCGGATCCTTCGCATAGATCACCTGCAACTGAGCGTACTGGTCTTCCACAGACCGGGCATTGCTTGCCGCGATCATACCCGCGATCCTCGGCTCCACACCGGACTCGATCAGCACCTGATATTTTTGCTGGAAGACGCTGTCCTTTGCGTGCCCGCCCGGCGTCAAACCCGGCTGAATCGGCTGGCCCGTCTCCGGGTCCAGAGACTGATCCCACTGGCCGGTCTCGGCATTCCACGTCCGCAGTCCGCTCGCCGAATCGTAGGTGGCCGGTGGCTTCGCTGCCCGGTCCAGTGCGCCCTCGCGCTGACGAACCCGCTCGGACAGGATGTCGAGAGCCCGCTGCCTGCGATTCTCGGTCATTTCTCTTGCCGTCGCTTCGCGGCCCTGTTTCAGGCCCTGCATCTCCTGCACCGTGGGCACACCTGCCGCGCCGAAAGCTCCCCCGGCACTCATGGTCTCAGACGCAGCCATCATCCTGAGCCCAAAGCTCATGATGAACAGGCCCTTCTCTTCCTTGGTCAACTCGGTCTCGGGCTTTTCAACCCCGCCAAGCTGATCGAACAACTCGTTGTACGCCTCCACCAGATCCACGCCGGTCCCTTCCAGCGCATCGGCCATCTGCTTGGCTTTCTCCGGCGCGGCCTTGGCTCCCTGCTTGGCGCGATCTATTTCCTGCTTCACCATCTCGGGCCCGGACTGCTGAGCGGCGGCAGGAGAGGGCGTCGCAGGGGGCTGCTGAGCCCCAGCCAGCGCAGGGGCAGCTGCTGGTTGGTTGCCCGGCAAACCACCCTGCGACGCCGCAGGCTGATTGTTGCTAGGCAAGGCCCCTGCGGACGTCGCCGGTTGTGCGATTGGGGCCGCGCCGGAAACGGCATCAAACCCCGCGTTCGTCTGTTCTTTGTCTCCGCCGCCGAACAGGTTGGCGAACATCCCCGGAAGATCAAACTTCGGTTTGCCGCCGTATATCTCTGACGCTGGCGGTGCCTGCGCCGGTCTGATTCTGCCGTCCGGCAACTGCTGAAACTTGTAAGGCTCGAATGCTGGCATGATTACGTTCCCCCTCAGTAGCCGCTCGGCCCGAAACTACTGGTGTCGCCAAAGTAAGGGCTCTGCTCTGGCGGCGTGCCCGGCATGCCAGCCCAGCCGGTGTTGGCTGCTGACTGCATCATCCATGGGCTTGGCGTATAGGTGTTGCCACCGTAAGAATTAGGCGATGCCGCTGGCATGCCAAAACCCGGCGCAGGCTGGGAACCGCCGCCGAAGAAGCTCTTCGCCACACCCATGGCCCCGGTGAACAAGCCGCCGGTCGATGCCCCGTAGATGGTTGCCGCGAGGCCCACCGCCTGACCGAGGGCGCTGGGCTTGTTCTTGGTCTCTGAAGTCTCGGTGACGGTGTAGGATCCCTTGATCCCATCCAGCGTAGTCAGGAGCGCATCGAGCCCGCGCATGTCCCAGTCCCGGCCCTCGACAAATTGCTGATAGTCGAAGTCCTTCCGCATCTGCTCCACGCCGCGCTGGGTCGCACCCGTGGTCATCAGGTTCTGGATGTCCTGCGTGTTCATGTTCATCGTGTTCTGAGCCAGCGTCAGGTAATCCCCAGCTGCCTGTCTGGACCGGTCCATGTCCTGTGCCCAGCGATCAGCGCCCGCCTCGAACGCTTGGAAGTATCCCTGCCCGTAGAGATCCTTGACGTTCTGGCCGGTCGATTTCCTGAGCGCCTCGTACCCGGCGGCGGTCCTGCCACCACCGAATGCGCCCTGCGAAGACTGCATGCCCTGCAGACGGTTCTGCTCCATCAGCGCCTGCTCGCGGATGTTTCGTGCTGCAGGATTGAGCGCCCCTTCGAGGTAGGGGTTCATATACGCCTGAATGTCAGCGTCGGTGAATCGCTCGGTCGTTCTGCCCAGCAGGCCCCGGGCCGTATCCACGTCCCCGGCCCACTGGCCTGCCGCCGTCCGGGCCAGACCGATGCCCTGCTGCTCGTTCTGGGTCAGCCCGGCAACCCGTTCCCCGGTGTACGGGGTGTACTGCTGGTTAGCAATACGCTGACCAATCCCGACCGCCTGCCGAGAAGTTCCCTCGACCCAGTCAGGAACTTCCCTACTACTCTTCGTCTTCGTCTTGCTGGACCCGCCCATGCTCGCTCCTCAGGAATGTGCCGCCGAGATATTGGTATCCCTTCATCTTCAGCAGCCGATCTTTGATGTCGATGTTTTCGCCCCCGGCATTGATGCCGAGCAGTATAGGTGCATTCTTGTCATCCGCGAAGGCATGCGCAGCCCTCATTAATGCGTCGAAAGCACCCAATTCCCTGTACTTCTTTTGTACGTAGAGCCATTCGAGATAGAGAAACCACTTTGGACTCCACGGAAACTGGTAACTCGTCAGCGCCATGGAGCCAACGATGCGCCCAGAAAGATCAACGCACATCACGTAGCCTTCCGCGAGGGTACGTGCTATCCAGTTGATCGCTCGTGCTTCATCAGCTTCCGGGTAAGCGCCTCCTTCTGAATGACAACTCAGCAACAGCCTCAGGATGTTGCTGGCGTCGAGGGGCTTAGCCTGTCTGATCTTGATCACTTCTCCTCCTAGATCATTCGCCGTAATGCGTCGAAGATGTTCGACGGTGTGATGTCGTTGCCATTGGCAGCGACGTAAAGATCATGGATGCCCTGCATGGTCTCGCGAGCATCCGCGATGATGGCGACCTGCTCAGCAGTAGCCGTACCAGCAATGGGGTCCGGGTTGCCATTGGTATCCTGAAACAAAAGATCAGCCATGCCTTGATCCGTGCCGCCCGCGTATTGGTAAACCTCGATGAAGCGTTGATACGACTCTTCCCCATCGTTCAGGCTTTTCACCATGTTCGATGCGAGCGTGCCTATTTCGTTTTGTGCTGGTATCCAGCGTTTGGTGCTGGTGTGGCTCATAACTTTCTCCTACGGCACGCTGAGCGTGCCAGTGAAACTTCCATCAAAAGACCCGATTGTCGCGCCTGACCTTGTATTGTCGAACGACAGATAAATTGTGTACGCTCGGTCCAGCCCGGAATTGTTATGCCACCATTCGCGGGCCGTACCGTTACCGATTTGCAACCACGTATTCTGTGCATCCGTACCGACTACGCCAGCCGATGAAAAATAAACCGAGAACTCTTGTGAAGTCACTGTCGGCGTGACCCAGTCACCTTTTGCTGAATAGGTGATGTTGGCCGTCCGCTGATCCATGCTGCCGTCAGCGTTCAAACGAAGACCGGCGTGAGTGGTGCCAGTGACATTGACCGTACCGCCGAGAAAATCGAATACCCGCCCCGCTGCTGCTACGACCCCATAAGGAAATGCGCTCACGCTCATGCCGTGATCTCCGATCCCCAGATGTAGTAGACGGTTGAGGACTGTCTCCAGATCGTTGCTACTCCGCCGGGGCCGACCGTGCAGCCGCCAGCGGTGTCTACCCGCCCTGAGCCCGGCTCTATGTAGTAGAGCGTGGTGCTGGTGCCTTCGGTGATGGTGTAGTTACCGGAGGTGCCTGCGTTAACGACGGTCGTGACGCCGTCTACAGGGAAGTCGAGGTCGCTGCTTGCCGCGAGCGTCAGCGTGTAGGCCGTGGTGTTGTCCGTGAACGCCATCGCCCCACAATGCCCTGCTTCCAAGGTATCGGAGACGTTGTTGTTGAAGTCAGAAAGCTGGTTAAATCCAATGTCTAGCAGGTTTCCAGCGTGGTCTCGTATCTCTCCGCCAGAGGTGTTTCCAGTGTTGTCATAAACCTGAGTGCCGAACGCCCAGTTTGTTTGGCTGGCGGCGTAGAACTGCACCCTGAGGTCTGGGTCGGCAATGATGAGGTTACGGTTGTTGTTGCCCGCATCCTCTCCCTGAATCAGCCACCGCGCACTGTTGTTCTGGCTTCGGATAAAGTGATCGCCGCCGCTGACGCACTGGATGAAGGCGAGTCTGTTGGAGAATGTAGTGGTGTCGTAGAACCCAATGAAAGGCTGGTTCGTGACGCCCGTGCTATCTGTTATGTCAAAGCCGTACTGGTGCGTCCGAAAGACCTGCGCCCCATCGAAGTAGAGAGACAGCTCATTGTCGCTTACAGACTCGTTGTACTGCCAGACCCACTGGTTGTTGATGTCGTCGTAGAGCCCAACCCTGTTAGTCGTGCCAACGCCGGTCAGGTTCGACATCAGCACAGTTTCACCACCGATGCTGTAACCGGACCATGTGCCGCTGCTTCCTGCCGCGCCTATGGCCTCAATTGATCCGAAGCTGCCGGTGACCTCGCGAATGTAGCCTACGTTTGCTGACCCGACGTAGAAGTTGTTGCCGTAGATTCGCTCAAAAATATTACCGGCGCTGCCGACATAATAGGTGTCTGTCGTGTACGGCAAGACGTTGCCGTTTACGTCTATTCCTACATTGAAATAGAACCTAGCACGGTCAGTCTGGAAGTGGCTGTAGGTTGAGTTCTGTGGGCCAAACAGAAGGTAGCCAGAAGACGTATCCAGCCGAAGGTTAGTGCTGTTGTCGGACACCGTGTTGGTGCCCATAACGAGGTCGATCCCCGAGGCAAGCGTGAGGGCTGTGTTCGATACAGTCGCTCGCGTGGAGTTTCCAATGCGGAAAACCATGTTAGCGTTGCCGCCGGTGGACCATGTGTTGTTAAGAAACGCCGTGCCATCGGCATCCATCCCCATGCGGAAACGCTGATTGGTTCCTGCGCCCTGCGTGGTGTTGTCGCCACGTATTTCGATGTGGTGAGTCCCGACGCCGGTATCGTAGTCCCAGTTGAACGTCAGGGTGTCGCCTTGGTTCCTGAAGATGACATCGTGGTAGAAGTTGCTGTTGCCGCTCTGAATCAGCAGGTACGTTGGTGACGCGCCCTGAGCGCGGAACTCGTGGACAGTAGCATCGTAGAAGGCGTTGTTCGCCTCAGTGGCATGGCTGCCGCCGTACAGCTCTATGTTTGCGCCTGTGCCGTCACCGCCATAAAGCGTAAGGCCTGATGTATCGCTATCCTTGCGGATGCTTCCGCTGACGCGCAGATTATCGAGTATGGTGAAATTGGTCGTGTCGATGTTCGCGACTTGGGTGCCAGCAACGCTGATGTCCAGATTGTTACCGGCAGACCGGAAAAAACCAGTGTTGGTCTCGGACGCAAAAGATATGCCCGGCGCGCTTGCATTGCCGCCTTGGAATAGAGCTGGCGAGGCTTCGACCTTGAACCCCTCAGTGAACACAAGACGCTCGGGAGCAGTCCCGTCCGCCTCCATTCTGATGATTGTGGTGAAGCTGGGATTGGCAAGCTGGACCTGCACATCCGCAGCGTTGCCAGTGCCAGTGTTGAAGACCATCCTCCACACATCTTCGTAGGCAGAAACACCGTCCCAGTTTTCAAACTCCAGCAAACGACGGGTAGCCGCCGTTGCGTCGGCCTGCCCTCTGACGTAGGGCGCAGAGGCAGTCAGCGTGACCGCTCCAGTGACCGCCAAGTCGGTACCGTTGTACGTAAGCCCGCCAGCGGTGTCGATCCAGCTTCCGCCAGAGCGGTACAGCAGGTCGTTGTTTGCTGCGCCTGTGAGATCGACATCGGAAAGATCACCGAGTGTTGCAGCCCCGGCTGTAAGGTCTTCGGTGACTCCATTGACCCGAGCAAACACGCCAGCGGTGGTGGTCCACATATCCCCATCCACGGGCGTGGTAGGGGCAGTACCGTGCGGCAAACTGATGCTGGCTGCACCCGTGGATGTGGCAGGCATGGTCTGCTTGCTGGTCCACGTGTTGGCGGCTTCGAGACGAGCGAACGAATAGGTAACACCGTCCATGCGCATGTAAAGCTGCCGAGTGCCGCCCCCGGTGTGCCATATATCGCCATCAACGGGGGCTGTCGGGGGAGAGCCAGAGGGGAAGCTGAACCCGGCCCGAGTAGCTGTTGAGGAGGTCAACAGTACCTTGCCGTTCGCCTGCAACGTCATTGCGTTGCCGCCAGTACCAATGAAAACAAGGTTTTCGCTAGAATCGAATCGCTGGGTGTACTGGACAGTTCCTACGTTATTTGCGAACTCGATGTTGAAGGTCTGTGCGTCGTTCTTCCTGAACTGGAATGATCCGGCTCCAGAGCCGCCTGTCGCGTCCAGCCGTAAGGTCGGCGTGGTGGTCGGGGTCAGCCACGCTAACGCACCGCCCGTGTCCTCCCAGTTCCCCCCTATGCGGTATAGAAGATCGCCGTCTGCTGCACCCGTCAGGTCCGGTATGAACACCGGCACCCCATCGACCCGAAGCTCTCCGGCTTGGGTGGAGTCGAGGGTGATGTCCCCCGCTCCGGTGTGATCCATCTTCAATGCCATTAGCCGGTACTCTGAATGATCTCCACGTGGGCGACCCAGCGAATCGTCTTCGCCGCCTCCCCGGTGACCTGCACTCGCAGGGAGCCGTTGGTGGTCTCAGCGTCCACCGCCGCGTCCCATGCCGTGGTGGACTCTGCGTAGATGTTCTTGACCACCGTGCCCACAATGGCGGTCGAGGCCGCGTTGGTGTCGCGCTTGATCGAACCCTTGAACTCGTAGGAGGCGGACTCCCCGTCCACGTCGGCGCGTCTGGCGGCGATAGTGACCCGGAAGCCCCACGTCGTGTCGTTCGGCATGATCATGGTGTTGGACGCGCTTTCGGCAGAGCCGTTGGTGGTCAGCACCGACTGAGTCGCGTCCGTGGTCTGCCGCCTCAAAACGTAGACCACAGCCTGAGCGTCGCCTGCTGCGGCGAACTGGCCGCTCGACATGGACAGGACACCCTCGACACCGTTGGGAGAAGAATCACCGTTAGGTCCGATCTGCGTGCCCGTGTCGGTGATATCCGGGGCGGCGGAAAAGGTCCACGTATCGGACACGGTGACTTGGTCAGCGCCGAGCGCCGCCTTGACGTTCGCCCACGTGATGTCCCGATGAGACGTGTTGGCGCTGTCATAAATCAGCATCGAGTCGGCATCGAGGATGTCGGTATTGGTGGTCAGGCTGGTGATATCCAGCTGTACCGTGTCAGTGACGATGGCAATACCTTCGCCTACCTGAACGTCTACATCATCCACGTTGATGATCAGACCCGCGCCCGCATTGACGTTGAACGTCCCGGCGGGAGACTCGCTCAGACCGTCGCCTGCGGTATAGACCGTGCCAGTGCCGGTGAACTGGGTCCACGTCACATCCGTCGTGTTCAGCGTGCCGCCAGCATCCACGGTACAGACGTAAGCCACGTCCTGATTCGTGGTGCCCTCGGAGACGAAGACCGCTGCCGAGACCAGCTCGTCCCACGTATCGGCATCCGTCGCTCTGGACCACGCGCCCGCCGCCACCACGTAGATGCCATTCTGGGACAGCGTGCTTTGGTTCTTGACCAGCACCCGGTCATCGGCCACCACGCCCACGCCGTCGATGGTCTGGGTGCCTGACAAGGTGATGTTGCCGGTCGTCGCTACCCTCACCGCCTCTTTCCAGCTCAGCCCGTTGGCGATGTTATCGACGTAGGTCTTATTGACGAGATCGTTGGCATTGGTCGGGGCAATCGAGGACTGCGGCAGCTGGGTGTTGAAGTCCACGTCCACGTTGTTGAATACCACCGCAGTGCCAGAATCGAACGTCAGGGTGCCGGTGCTGTAGTTGTCAGACGCATCCGAACGCAGCAGGCTCCCCCCGTCCAGCCCATCCAGCTGATCGGCATTCAGGTTGGTCACCAGCGTGGTCGAGTCCACCGTGAACGGCGAGGTGCCGGTGGTCATGTTGAAGTTGACTGTGGCCCCGTCATCGAAGTCCAGCGTGGTGGCGGCTGCGAAGTTCCACGTGTTGGCCCCGGTGAACGAGTCGGACGCATCCGCCCGGAGGAACGAGGTGCCCAGCGTGGTGTAGTTGTTGGTATGGAACACCGTGTAGGTGTCGATCCGCATCGTCTCTGCGGCGTTGGAATCGACTTGGATGTCGCCCGCCAACGAGTGGTCGAAGTTGATAGCCATTAGTGTCTCGTCTCCGTGATGTAAACGCGGGCAACCCAGCGGACGGTCTTGCCCGCCGATCCCGTGACGTTGATCCGTACCGCCCCGACAGACGTATCAACGGCAGCTGCCACGTCCCACGTTGCGTCATCTTTGTGATGCGTCGTCTTGGCGAAACCGTGGATGCCGGTGGACCCCGGTGTTGCCGCTCGATCCGCGCCGCCTTCCAGCGTCCATGCCCCGGACTCCTGTGCCCCGGTGTTCTTGCAAGTGATCTCAGCCCGCACGTGATACGAGGAATTGTTGGGCAGCTCGATCTGGTTAGTGCCGCCGGGATTGGAAGCATCGGTGGTCAGCGTCACCGTAGAGCCATCGGTCGTCTGGCGGCGCAATACGGTGGTCCATACCTGCGCATCGCCCGCCGTAGTGAATTGCCCAAGCGACCCAAACCACAGGGCATCGACCACCGTCTGATCCAAGTTCTGGCCGAACAGAAATTCACCCTGCGCCCGCCAGCTGCCCGTGATGATCTCATTGAGGTCCAGCTCGCCGTAGTTGCCAAGATCGCTGATCTGGCTCTCGGTAATCGAGATCGTGGCCTGAACGTCGGCCCAAGAATCCTGCCGGTGATTGGTGCCGTTCCAGTAAGCGATCAGATCAGTGCCTGAGATCGCTGCCTCAGTCAGTCCGCTGAAGTTGAGCGCGACGTCATTGGTGTTGACGAGGATGCCTTCTCCCTGACCGACTGCCACGTCGTCCGCATTGACGACGATACCGTTGCCAGCGCCGACATCGAGAGTTCTCGTAACAGAGAGATCACCACCGCCAGTAAGACCAGCGCCAGCAGTGATGTCCACAGTAGTGTGGTCGATATGCTCATTGGCGACGAAGTTGGTGAGGACGTCGTGGTCGATAAGGTCATTGCGCACCGTCAGGGTAAGAACGTCGCCGTAGGTCACATCGTCATCAGTGACGACCGCCTCCAGCAGGGCGTTGCCGGAAAGAAACCTGAAGTATTCGTCGCCGGTCAGTGAGGTGGAATTGCCGAGGGTATCCCGAAACCCGATGTACTGATCGACAGCGCCCCCGCCAGCGGCCTCTTCGGCCATAACGAACGACGCGGATCCGCTGTCGTATTTCAGGATGTAGCCATCGACGGCTGGCCCGGTGACGTCGGACAGGTCGAAAATCGACTCGTTGGTAATGTCCGTCAGGTAGTTGCCGAGGTCGGTGATCTCGGCGCTGACGTGGGTATGGTTAAGCGGTGCGAAGTTTCCGCCGGTCGTGAACAGCGACACCTCGCGATCGAGATCCAGCAGGCCGGTATTGATGGCTCGCAAGCGGCGCTCGATGATGTCCACCAGCGACCGCATCCGAAACCCATCGTAGGTCTCGGTGGGAAAGTCTGGGAGTCTTTCGCGAGTGTCGGCCATTACCGTTTGCCATGCGCTCCGACCCGGGCCCGCCATTCACCCATGCGCCAGTCGTCGCCGATCGCGTCCGATCGGACTTCCAGCGACACCTGCCTGCCACGGAAGCGCATGCTGATCTTGCGCGTGCCCGGCGCGACTGTGTAAGGGCCCTTGTCGATGGTCTCGATATCCTGCGGGTAACGCCGCCCGTTCATGCTCACATCGACCGCCCCCTCCAGCCTGAGGAAATCGGGAATCAGCTGATCCACGTGAACCAGATACTCGCCAGCCTCCGGCAGCTCCATGTCGTAAGACTGCAAGTATGATCCTAGCGCCGCGCCATTGGCGTCCACGCCGGTCTCGTGCTTATACAGATAGCCATCGGTCGCGGCGGCGTAGGGTTTCTCCAGCACCGGGCTGCGATCTGCCCATGCTGTCCTCGACAGAGAGCCGATCGACCACGTGTTTTCTTCGTAATTGAACATCACGTAGCGATTGACCTCTGGCGACGGGTAACCGACTACCGGCGACGTGGTTGGCACAGTGATGTTTTGCCCGCTGGTGTTGAACAGCACGTCACGTGTCATGACGATGTTGTCGATATATCCGGGCCAGTTGCGCATGGAGGCCCCGCCCCAGCCGTTGACATTGCCTATGCCCACAATGATCTTATTCAGATCGTCGTCGAAAGTAGTAATGTTGGTTGATTGCGCAATCCATTGACCGTTCATCCAGACATCCACGCGATTTCCGCTGCGCTGTGCTGTAAACCAATTCCATGTGTCCAGCGGAAAAGTCGCCGTGGTCATGTTGGATATCCCAGCGCCTGTCGAATTGCCACTGGCCGCAGTCCAAGCAAAATAGTATTGAAAGTCTCCGGCGATGTTTGGAACGAGCTGGATGTTCCAGCCCTTGTTGATGGTGCCGCCCCAGCTGCCCTGCGGCAATTGATTGCCCATGATCCCGTATGGGTTTGCGCCAGTAAGATACGAGCCGGTCGGCAGGTACACCCAGCCATGGATCGTCCAGTCACCCGTTCCTAGCGCGTACTGTGAGCCGGTCCACGAGATGGCGTTGTCGGCAGTGGTGCCGTCGCCTTGTACCGAGTTGACGCCGAACTTGGCCTGATCTGTCGTCAGGGTCAGGCCAGCGCCCTCGGCAGTCGCAAACTCGCCAGTCAGCGCATCGACGTTGCCCGACTCGTTCTCGTACAGGAACATCGGGTTGCTGCCCGTTTGAGCGGCATCCTGCTCCTGATCCTGCTCGCCGATCTGCCCCGGGTAGAAGAACCAGATCTCGTTGAACTCCCGGTTCAGCCCGCCGAACGACTTGGCTTTCTGGGCGACGTTGAGGTTGTCGTAAACCTTGTTTCGCACGTCGCACGGCAACACCCGGAGGACGCCGTCGTACATGAAGAAGTCGCCCTCGCCCATGAAGAACACCCGGTAGTCCGTGGCGACCACCGCATTGGGCCCGAGGATCGAGACGTTCTCGCCGACCACGTTGACGCCGTAGACGTCGAAGCCACCGAGGTAGTCCACCGAATGCACAGACTCATCCGTGAAAGCGAGGATCTGCCCCCGGGTCTTGACCGCCGCGATGATCTCCGAGCCCCGGTACAAGCGCAGGTCGCCTGAGGTATTGGTGTCCCTCGGGATCCAGTCGCCGAAATCTTCCTGAGAACACCAGCGGATGAGAAGCGGGTCGAATACCCCCGAAAATCGCTCTGTCGAGCCCATGGCGAAGAGATGTCGGTCTCGCTGGGAAATGATAGCCACATTGCAGTTGACGGGCGCTTGCGACAGGAGAACGGCTCTGGAGGCCGCTCCCGAGGTTCGGTCCCACCAGTAGATCGATTTCCCGAACGGACAGGCGATCAGATCCTCGCCCCAGTTATCGAGGCTCCACGTCCGCGCCGCCACGGTTACCTGACTGGATGGGCGCGGCGTGTCGTAGCCCTGCTCGCTCAACGGCAGAGAAGTATCGTCCGCACCATAGCCGTAGATGCCGTAGCCATTCGCCAGCGACCCGGAACGCAGCCCGGTGTTGATCTGGTACTCCATGCCGACCGTGCCACCGCCCGTTGCATTTGCAATGGCAGTAACCCCGGTCTCGATGGTGTAAGAGCTGAACGACGTGGACAGGATCTGGTATTCACCACTGACCGTGATACCACCGACTGCCGTGGCCCCGGAGAACGTGACGAAATCGTTGGTAATCGCCCCATGGCCGACATCCGTGATGGTGACGATCGAGGATCCGTTGACCGTAGTGATCGGGTCCACCACCGAGGACGTGCGCCTGATCGGCGTAATGTCATAGAGGTTGCCGTCCTGCCACAGGTAGAGCTTCCAGTCTGTCCCGATGGCCGTCCACAGCGACCCGTCCAGCGCAGCCCAGTCATGGATATCCCGGGCCACGCCGAGAAACATCGGTTGAATCTGTTCCCAGCCACCAATCTTTTCCGGCAGGCCATAGCGGAAACGCACCTTGTCGGCCTCTTTCCACCGACCCTTCGCGCCGCGATCGGTCTCCTCGGTATAGATCCCCGGGGCGACTGGCAGATTGATGATGGTCTTCTGGGTCATTACGGTACGCTCAGAACGCCCGTGAAGCTGGCGTCATAGGTCTCTCCCGGGGCATACGGCGGGGTCGTCCCGGTCTTCGTGTTATCGAACGACAGGTAGATGGTGTAGGCCCGGCTCAATGTCGAGAAGTTGTGCCACCATTCACGGGGAGTTCCATTGCCGATCTGTATCCACTCTTCCACCGGGGATCCGGTGATGTTCCCAATAGTATCGAAGTAGATCGAGAATTCTTGCGTGGTCACGTCCGGCGTGACCCAGCGCCCTTTCTGCGTATAGGTCAGGTTCGCCGTTCTCTGGTCCATCGAACCATCGGCGTTCAGTCGGAGCCCGGCGTAGGTTGTCCCGTTGACATTGGCATCTGCCGTCCGAAACACGAAAGTGATCGGCGGCTGCTGGATCAGGGCTGGCGATCCCCAGAACGGCATTACGAAACGTCCAGCAGGGCCGAGCCGACCCACTTGCCGCCACCCGGGTAATTCCTGAAGTACTCGAAGGCGACGTAGTCCACTGCCCCGGCGCTACCCGTGGTGAGCGTCGGTGGTGTGCCGCCCACCCATGCGTAGGCGCTCCCCCACGTGATCGTGGCCCCGGACGTCTGGTGATGGATCATGATCCGAATCACCTGCCCGTCCGCATCGGCAGTCTGTGTCGTCGGATTCTGGAAGGTCGCCGAGATCGCACTGGTCACCGTGACATTGAACGCATTCGAGTTCTGGTTGGGCACCGCGATGGTGCTGCCCCATGTCAGCGCCTCCCTGACCGCATTCTGGCCCTGCGTAAACGTCTGCACCTTCGACGTGCCGACGCCCAGATCTTTCCTGACAAAATCCTCGCCCGTGACGTAGCCGCCATCGGACAGCAGGTTGTCGGCATTCTCGGCGTTGGTGGCGTTGATCGCATTGGTGACGTCGCCGGAATCCACGAGGTAGGCGTCAGTGCTGTCCACGAACACCAGCCGGGTTTCACCATTAGGGATGGTGACGCCCGTACCAGTGGCCGTCTTGAACGTGATGTCGTAAGCCGGACTGTAGGCATTCCTGACGAGGTAAACCTTCGCGTACTCTGCCGAAGAGCCGAAGGCCCCGCCACCCTCGATCGGCGCGGTGATGGTCACTGGCCCGCCGGGATTGTCGATGCAATCCAGCATCATGGCCCGGGCATCCGGGTTCACCGGGTCGGGCTCGCCGTTACCGTATCCCAGAGAAATGGTGGATCCGGTGACCGTGCCGTCGAGAACCTCGCGTTTGACCACGGCGTCTTCCAGCATCTTGAAGACGCTGTTGTTCAGGACCGTGCCCCACGTATCCGGGTTGTCGTTAGTTTCCTGCATCGTAAGACGCAGGTTCTTGGTCGTCTGTGCCATTATCTAACTCCCTGTGGGGCAGGTATCGGCGTCATCCCGAGCTGGTTGTAGCGGGTATTCACCAAAGCATCCATCTCCCGCTTCGCAGCCGGGAAACGGCTCATGTAATCGTTCTCCCATATCGCCACTCTATCGTCCGCCTTGACGAACTTCTCCGCTTCGGCAAGGCAGGCATACAGCAGGATGTCTGCGGCGTTGTCGCTGAGCCAGTTGCTTTCTGTCGTGCCGACTTCCAGCGGCGTGGGTCGCGAGCGGAAATTGATGTTCACCGTGTAGATTGCGTCCGCGCTCGGTGCGAGTCGCCACTGCGACAAACCGTCCTCGGCGAAATACTTCGGCAGCCCGTCCACGCCATTAAGGTAATCGCGCACGAAGTCGATCGAGCGCAGCTCCAGCCACTTCGTTTCCCCATTAACCGAGATGTACATCCAGCGCACGCCCAACTGAAAGTCGCTGGTGTACGCGGCTGGCTTTGTCAGGACGTCGTTGCCGACTGCCGTGCTGGCCGTAGTGCCCACATCGAAGATCGTCAGGTCCAGATCTTTCAGCAAGCGAAGCTCGCCGAGGTTGATGACCTCTGGAATCGACGCGGTGAATTCTGTGCCGTCGTCTTCCAGCCACGCTTGAAGATCGGCGGTCAGCTGGGTTGCAGTGGTCTTGTAGCTCATGGGTTCTGCCCCAGTGTGAACAGGTCGGTGACGCCGGTCAGCGCCGCGAACTCTGTGTTCGTGTTGATGGTGAAGGTCGCTCCTTTGTCAGTAGATACGCCCACCATGCCCTGCGCGGGTGAGAAATTAGACTGACCCACGATGTAGAGCTTGCCGTTGATGATCCCGCCATGCTTCACGTTGCCTCGGTTGCTCAGATACACGGAGCGGACATTCAGATATGACCACGTCGGGTCCGATGTCAGTGGGCCGCTGGTCTTCCAGATTCCGCCGAACGAAACGAAATACCCATACCCGCCGCTGTCCACAAAGAACTGCACAGGCTGATCCAGCGTGCTGCCCCAGCTGATCTCGTTGGTGTTGGTGTTCCACGTGGAACCATCGTCCGTAGAGATGACGATGGTCGCGTCCCTGTTGATCGTGTTGAAGATCGCCGCGTACAGGTTGGTTCCGTCTGAGGCGATCCACGTCGCGTGCCCGCCCAGCGTGTTGACGGGCGTGTAGGGATAACTTCCCGACCAGCCAGCCGGAACCTTGGTGGTCAGGTCAACGACAGTTGTGAGGTCGCTATTCTCCCACGGCACCAGCCGGGTGTTCGTGTCCCACTTGATGATCTCCATGGCCCGGTTGGTTTGGGCACCAGCATTATCAACGTCACCCAGCCAGCCAAACATCTCGCCCTTGTGCAGCGCCATGCCATACAGATAGGTGCCGGGGCTGTTTTGCACGAGCAGAAACGACCCATGCTGGTGAAGGCGCGGGTCAGAATGCGCACTGATGAACGAACCCCGGCCCCCGGCATCGGTGCGGTTGTAGATCATCACGTCTTCGCCCGTGGTCGGCCAGCGTTTCTTCTGATACAGCCTTTGGACCGCCGTGCCGATCTGCCCGCCGTTGCCATACGTCACGCGAGCAAAATGTTCTGTGATTCTGATCTCGTCGATGTTGCCGTCCGCGTAAGCCAGATTGTCATCGTTACGTCCGGCAGTGGAGCCGGAGCCGTCGCTTCCGATGCGAAAGTTGGAATCGATCTGTTGCGTCGTTGTGAGTGTGGCAGCAGACAAAGCGCCGTGCCGCAAGCGGATGTTTGTAGAGCCTTCTTTCTGGGCGCGGGAGATCGCAATATGCTGCCAGCCGTTGGGCGAATCCAGCCGATTGGCCGTGCTTGCGCCAAGCGCCGCCGCTCCCTCGATGCTGGTGCCGTTATGCACCACGATGCCGTAGGTCAGATCACTGGAGAACGGGGCCTGCACGTAGACATACCAGCTGCCCGCCGTTCCCCACGGCAGATCGGAATGCAGGATGACTCGCTCCGTAGTCGAGTCTGCGGCCAGATCGTTGGCGCTGGGCTTGTAGCTGAACTCGATGGTCCACTCTTTCATGTCGAACAGGCCATCGGCAGCGTTGTACGCACGCAGATAGCTGGTGCCGCTGCCTGACAGGCTGATTGACCCACCTATCCCGAAATCCGTAGCAACCCCTTCTGAGTAGCTGGGCGCGGAAGGCCCAACCGAGGTCAGGGTCTTGTTGCCAATGGCATCCTCGATCACCTCTGCCAACACATCGCTGGTGCGGATCAGCGCCGTCACGTCCAGCGGCGCACCCGAGCCGTAGGTGATGGACTTCTCGAAAGTGCTGTTGCCGCCGCCGTTGGCAAGTCCGAGCAGCGTGTTGTTGTGGGCGATGATTTCTTCCCACGTTGCTCCATCGTCAGGCGAATACCAGCCTTCCTGCTCGTCACTCATCGTCAGAATGGTGCTGCCCGCTGACATGACGAGGACATTGTCCCAGTTGTCGCCAGAAGGTGAATCCAGACTTTCGTTGACCAGCGTGGTCAGGTCGTCGTCTGAGGTCAGCAGTGTCTGCCCTCCAGCGATGTCAGGGGCACCCAGAATGATCTGGGCGATGGAAGCGAGGGTGATGGTGACGGGGATGTTCACGGTCGTACTCTGTGGCGTGCTGGCAGTGTCGGTGATCGTCACCAATAGCTCGCCCTGATACGACCCATCTGCCAGCGAACCGATAGTCAGAGTGGAATTGTCAGAGGTTGGTGACGTGATCGTGATGAGCGGGTCCGGCTGGGTCACCCACTCCCATTGGTACAGGTACGGCGGGCACCCGCCCACCGCGTTGATCTGGATCGCCGAGCTGGTCGAATCTGCCGAAGCCGATTCGCTCAGAGAGGATGGCACCGCCGCAGCGGCCAGCACGAAGTTGCTGTCATTGCCCGCCACCACCTTGGCCCCGGCAGAAATCGGCGAGGGCCCGTCGAACGGATAAGCGAGGTTGATGGTGTAGGTCGGCGTACACTGGATGGGCACCACGATCGGCGAGCAGTACCAGTCGCCGTTGTCCATCTGGATGTAGACGAATCCTTCCTTGCCCCGGGCATCATCGAAGCGCAGGGCGTCGTTGATGCCGACCTGCGTCGCGCCCGTGGGGACCGCACCAGCGGTCGTGGTGTTCTCGGGGATCGAGGGATCCAGATTGCAGCACCCGGTCCTCGGATCGTCGCCCTCGCCGGGCGGCTTCGAGATCTCCGGGGAGGGACGCCACAGGGCCACCGGGTCATCGACGCTGACCGGGATCTCCTGCGGATGCTTCGGCTCCCACCAGTCAGGATGCACGAGCAGGCCCGGGACATGGCCGTCTTCAACCAGATCCCGGTATCGCATCTTCTGGCCGGAACGCTGGCATTCCGCCAGTGCGTGCCGACCTTTCGCGTATTGCCGCCTGCCCGAGCGAGCCATCAGCGATAGCTCCTCGAAGTTCCTCGCCTCCGGGCCCAGTTGCTGCCCGGCACGATCCTGACGTCACCGCGCTCGCGGGTCGCCGCGATAGCCCGGCCAACAGCGCCGTTGTCGGTCGGATTCATCGGGCTGCCGTAGGCTTTGACCCGCAGCCGGTCCTCGATGACCACCTCGGAGAACTTCTCCGCCAGCCGTGCCGCCAGATCGGCCACGAACGCCTCGCGGGCGTAGTAGGGCACGTCCGGGTTATCGGCTGCCGAATCGTGGTCCTCGAAGCGGCTGACGATGTCGAAGTAGATCTCGTCGGTAGAATTCTCTGGCGTGGTCCAGAACGACACCGTGATGGCGTCGCGCTGTTTGTCGATGAAGATCCTGTCCGGGCGACCCTGCACGTCTTTGTCGGGAATGTCCGCCCACTCCTGCCGCGACATGAATTCGATAGGTGTATCGATGCCGTTGCGTCGCAGAAAGACGTTCATGACGTCGAGGTACTCCGCCGACAGGGTGTAGGTCGCCGTGCCCTGTGTGATCGGCGTGCCGAGGCTCGCCAGCGTCTGCAGATCGACCCGGGAGATCTTCCACTCCTGAAGATCCCGCGTCGCCCAGTCCGCGAGCATGTAGTTGATGGACCGCCGAGCGGACTGGATATGACGGAAGCTGAGCGTGGCGGGGTCCACCCGCGCACGCTCGAACGCCTCGTCTACCATGTCGGCCAGCTCGGGGGACCAGAGAAATGTCCCGCTGGTCGCCATGGCTTACCCTCCGCTTGTCATCGTGTCCTGAAGGATTGTGATCGCGCCCGATCCAGTGCCTCCAAGTACCACCCTTACCGAGTCGATCGCCCAGCCGATCCGGTACGATCCATCGGCGTCTGCCGCCCGGGCGATCCAGTTCGCCGAAGCTGGGGCCACCGCAGTCGCCACGCCGCTGTAGGAATTCGCTCCTGCATTGGCGCGGATGTTGTCGATGGTCCAGCTCACTGACGTCACGGTGAGCCCGGTGACTTCCACGGTGATGACGGTTTCATCGGTGTAGCGGTTAACCGGGATGTAGTACGTCCCGGCTGCCGTCACGTCTTTCCTAATGGGGCGCATGAGTCACCCCCTTAATCGTTGACTACGCCGTCGTCGTTGAACCCGAACGTGATGATTGCGGTGATGTTGCCCGTACCAGCGGTGCCAGTGCCGTCGTCGCCAGCGGTGATCTCGGCATCGGCAGCGAGCGCCGTGCCCACCAGTACGCCAGACGCGGCGTCGCCGACGAGGTAACGTCCGGTGGTCGTCGAGGTGGCCCCGTTGAGGATGGCATCCGGGTCCGGGGTCGCCGTGTTCACGCCGATATCGAACGCCGGGGTCGTGCCGCCAGTATGGCCGGACACGATGTCCACGTGGGTGATGATGGCCCCTGCCGGAAGCCACTTGCCTGTCAGGGTCGTGTTGGCAGCTGCGCCGTCGAAGGTGACGGCGAGATGCGAGAGTACCGGGGCCGGAGTTGCCTTCGACTCTGCGCCGCTACCGCGCTGTCGCCAGTAGCCTTTTACCGTAGAACGCTTACCCATCTGTCTTCTCCAGTGTCCCTTAAAGGGTCGTCAGGGTAGAAATAAAAGGGGCCCCGGGGCGACGGACGCAAAGCAGCCGGTCTAACTGCAATTTGTCCACCCCGGGGCCCCCCGTCCGCTTACGCGGTGCCGGAGCTGCCGAACGCAGCGCGATAGTCGGACCAGCCGAAGCTGTACCGCTCACGCGCCTTGTACCGCATGTTGCCGGTCTCGAAGTCACCCTCGATGCCGCGCTGGATGCCCTTCCGCACCATGTGCTTCAGACCATCCGGGCAGTCGGTGAGCAGGAACCATGCGTTGGCGTCGGTGAACCTGTGGTTCACGTGAACGCCGCCGGGGAGCATGCCCATCGACTTCATCGCGTTGACATCGTTGTCAGCCGTGCCCGGGCGATAGGGCGAGGCCACCAGACGCTCGGCCACGAACATCAGGTCTGACGGGATTGCCAGCTTCTGAGCCCGGACGGCGATCGGGATGCCCCGCTCATCGACGTACTTGCTGATGGCGATGAACGCCTCTTCGAGTGACGTCTCCGAGAGGTCGGCCTGCGTGGCGAAGGTGTTCGCCTGCGTGCCGCCGCCCCAGAGCGGATGCACGGTGCTGAACAGCGGTACTGCATCACCACCCGGGAAGTTCACATCGAAGCCATTGTTGAAGATGGCTGCGCCCTTCACTTCCTTGGTGTGCTGCATGGACCGGGCCAGCGCCCGTGCATACTTGCCACCGATCGAGCCGTAGAGGTTGTCCTCTTCCGCTTCCTCGGTCAGCGCGAAAGCCAGCGCGATCGTCTCGTGGACGTACCTGCTGACGAACGCTTCGCCACCGGCATCGTAGGACACCGGGCCACCCTCGGGCTTGACCGGAGCCCCGGCCAGACCTGCGAGCAGCACGTCTTCCTCGTATGCCTTGTTGGACTGGTTGATCTCGAACAGGGGACGCCACTCGTTGGGATAGCGGCGATACTCCATACCGAAGACCGTGTTGAGCCCTTCCTGCAGTTCTTTGCGGAAGGTTGCGCGATTCATGGTTGCCATGATCTAAAACCTCCCTTAGAACGTGGTTGTGGTGCTGCCCTTCTCATGAGTGAGAATCGAGCAACGCACTTTGGCGAAAGCACCGTATTCGGTAAGCGAAATACCGTCGATGCCGGGGGCAAGCCCTTCGACCTTGACCTGCGGGGCCCCGGTCTGAGCTTGATCGATGTAACCGCCGCTACGGCCATTGGCCGCGTTGCCGGTTCCGTTCTGCCACTCGAACGCCGCGCCCACGTCCGTCGCAGCGACGGTCGTGATCTGAGCGATGAGTTCCAGTTTCGGGTCGTCGTACACATACGCGATGCACGTAGTGCCGGTCGCCAACGTCGTGTCGGCGGGCCAGTACTGGCTGAACTTCACGTCACCGTTGGCATCGACATACTGGCACCCGGCGAAAACGCCGAGAACCCGAGCTGCCGTGCCGTCCGGGCAAAGTTCAATCACTCGGCCACCAGTGGTGGCGTCGGATCGAACCAGATCCCCGGAAAAGATGGACGTGTCGTAAGCCGAGGCGATCTCGTACTCGTTGAGCCTGTTCGGGCAGCCACCCGCCTGATGGACGTTTGGGCGGAACCCGAATGGCGCGTTTACGTTTGCCATTGAGCTTTACCTCACTCGTTGTCGGCCACTTCCACCCTTCTTCCTACTGTACGGGCGGGATGCGTGACCGCAGTCCTGTGATCGCGAACGATCGGAGGTCCGCCAGCTATCTGGGAGTTCTCCAGATCGACTTCGACCGAGTACATCTGGAGCCGTCTGCGCTCCTGTTCGTCGGCCTTAATCTCCTCGAAGATCTCCTCCGGCAGCTCGCAGAGGATCAGATCGTTCACCGCGAATACCCCATCCCCTGACGAAGACTTCGTGCAGAACATCTTCCACTCATCGGGAATCGTTTCTGCTGGCCGGGGAGCCCAGCCAATGCGAAATGCTTTGTTCAGGTTCATGGGGTCGTCCTCACCGCGCACAGTCCGGCGGATCCATCTCTGGACCATTCCTTCCCTCGGTGGCGGAGCATCGAGAGCGGTTCCCCGATCCCATGGCTTCGCCTTCGCTTGGTGGGTGGCACGCTCCGCCGACAGCTCGTCCACACGGCTGCCGTGTCCACGTTCTACTTCGTGGGTGCCCACGGTCGGGACAGGGCGGTTGCCCGTACCAACGGCGGGATTGCTCTTCCTGCTGGGTGCTTTGCTTCTGGTCATCGGTTCGCCTCCTGAAGTTCGGCCTCGCGCTTGTTGCGAGCGAACTCCTTCAGGGTTTCGGGGTCGTTGGTGTCGAGGCCGAATGTGCGCATGACCCTGAAGTCATTGTCATCCAGCGTTACCTTCGAACCGAGCCCTGTGGTCTTGCCCGATGTCCGGTCTTCGCCACTCCCAGTCGGCGCAACGGGAGGTCTCTCCCGATTGCGCTTGCCTGACGGCGTCAGGTCTTCATCGTCGAAAAGTTCCGGGGCCTTTTCTTTAAGACGCCGGTCCAGTTCCTCGAAGTACTCCTCGGTCTGGGGATCGTACCCATCCTTGAAGACTTCTTTGTCCAGCCGGTTGACCAGCCGGGTTTGCCGCTCGAAGCCCTTCATGCCGTACCAGTCCGAATGGTTACCCATCCAGTCATCGGCATACGGGTTCTCATCAGGTTTGCCGGACGGCTTCCCGCTTCGCGTCGAGCCAGAATCGTCATTCTCGCCCATCAGCTCAGCGGCCTTCTTGGCGACTTTAAGTTCCGCCTGAAGATCGGTCATCTTGCGAGTGAGACTGAGCTGGGTCTTGGTTTCGCCTTTCTCGATGGCGTCCTCCAGCTGCTTCTCGATGTCGCCGATGTTGCGCTCAATCTCGTTTAGCTCACGCTCGGAATGTGAGCTTTCCAGCTTCTTTAACCGGGCTTCGAGGCGAGCGTTCTGCTCGCGAATTTCCCGAGCTTCATCCTGCGCCTTCTTTTTAGCCCGTTGCTCACGAGAGAGGCGATCACGAAACTTCTTGCTGAACTTATCGTCACCGCTGTCCTCTTCACCCTCATCCGCCTTGCCTTTGGCTCCCTTGGAGGCATCGGCATCGTCGGACGGTTTCCGGGCATCGTCGGCAGCGCCATCGTCAGGGGCTACCTCGCGAATGCCTTTCGACTCGGCTTCGAGGTCAACCTCCACAGCTTTGCCGTCCGGCACGCCATGGAGATCTTCGAATTGAATTTCATACTTTTCGGACATAATCTTGCCTTCGATTATAGGGTTGCTGACTCAGTCAGGACAAGCTAAACCCATTGCTTGTACAAACTGGGATTTCCGACCACGGCAAGGATCTCGTCGTCGTTCAGGATCACGTACTCGCGCCCGTCCCGCATCTGAATCCTGCGCCCCGCCTGTGTGTGGTACTGGACCCACGAGCCGATCTCCGGCTTATGGACCTCGTCCGCCATCGACAGGCCGGACTTGGTCTTCTCCTTGTAGGCCAGCGAACCCATGTCCACTACCCGCCCGTAAGAGGCCAGCAACGCCGTCGTGTCGAGGACTTCCTGAGGCAGGGCAATACCTCCCTCAGTGGTATCCGGGGGCCGGTAAGGCTCGACCAGAATCCGCCACAGCAGCGGCTTCGGTCGCTCAGGCTCGGCCTCAGGCGGAATGAACGGCACTTCTTGCGTACTCATTCGCCGTCCTGCTCGTCCATGTCCAGCTCCAGCTTGCGCATCATGGCGCGGGCCGTCTCGACCGCACGCATCATGCCCTTGTTGATGCCGCACTGTTCACGGTACGTCTCCATGTTGGCGCAGCCGCCCTGTCCGATGTTTGCCGACCGAGCTGCAATATCGGCCTGACAATTCCGGTCCAAATCATTCACGAATCTTGCGAGTAGGTTCACTTGATACTCCTGCTAGAAATTCGAGCAGTGCTCTGTATGAGAGACCCGTCTCCTGACTGGAGCGGGCAAATTTCCGAGGGGACACGTTCCGCACGCCCCGCTTTCGCAGGAACGCTCGGGCAGCCCGGACGTCCTCAGGCTTTACGTGCGCCATCTTGATTTCCTGACGCCTTCGCTTTCTGGTTTTGCCTCTTTATCTCAGCTTCGGTCTCCTTGTCTTCGCGCTTCTGTTCCCGCTTGAATTCACGGTCTTCGCGGGCTTGTTCGCGCCGCGACTCAGCGTCCTTGCGGGCCTCTTCTGCCATTGCCATCAGCTCACGCCGGGCTTCCTCGGTCAGGGCCGCTTCCGCAGCCTGACGGAGTTTCTCGGCGTGCGCCTCGGCCTCCCGTGCCAGACGGTTCTGGTGTTCCTCATCCTTGCGTCGCTCTTCGTTCTCGAAGGCGATCTGCTTGAACTCTTCCTCGCTGGGCGGCGGCTCGGACTGCGGCATCAGCTCCATGGTGCCTTCCATGGCCGCAGCCTGTGCGATCAGCGCCTCCACCTCGGGGGCCAGCTCTTCCTGCTCCTCGTCGTTGCCGTCGAGATCCAGCGGCGGCAGCACGCCTTCCAGACGGGCATTCATGTTGACCCAGTACTTGTGGGCGTAATGCTCGGCGAGGTGTGCTTCGAGAATTGGCCCGGCCACCATCATGGCCTCGTCGTTCAGGCCCTGCATGAAGCTCATGTGGACCTGTATGTGAGCGTCGTGGTCCTGTTCGAGGAATGCCTTGGCCGCTCGCCCGGTCAGCATCTTGGCATTCTCGGTCACCGGGTCGCAACGCTTGACCTCGTTGCTGACCAGCAGTTCCTCGTAATCGGGGATTCTGATGGCCTGCAGGAACCGCTCCTCGACCTTGTTGCGGTCGTAGAGGTCAGGGGCCATTTGTGACCGCTCCAGCAGCGCCTGCGCCTGCGCGATGCGCTGGGTCGAGCTGAACACGTTGGGATCCGACACCGGCACCACGTCCACGCGCCCGTCGTAGTCCTGCTGGTAGACCTGCTTGGACTCGCCGTCGATCTCGTAGGGATACTCCTGCGGCAGCCACTCGAAGTTCAGTTCGGCCCTAAGCTGGAATTCTTCCGCCTGACTCATGTGCAGGCGGCGGTGAACGCCGGAGAACACCTTCGATGCCTGCTCGATCAGGGCCACCGTGGTGCCAACGGGCCCCGTGTTGGGCGCGTCGCCGACGTTCTCGTCGGTGATCGAGGCGAACCTGCGGCCCGCGTCCGTGATGACGTTGAACAGTTCCACGAGCGCCGGGGACGGTTGTTTGAACGGTGGCGTGTAGAACGCCCGGGACAGCTCCTCGGCGGTCATGTCGCATTCTTTGTACAGCCCCGGAGTGATGTGGTTGTCGCCCTTCGCCAGCTTGGCGTCCTTCGACATGAATCCGCCCTGCATGTTCGAAAATGCAGCGGAATCCAGCAGGGCCCGGATGGTGCCACTGGAGGTCTCGGCCACGGAGCCGATCATGTGCAGCAGGCCGAAGCCGTAGAACCCGAGACCCGGCAGGTAACGGTAATGGGTGAACCAGACCCGCTTCAGGCACTTGTCGTCCTGCTCCTTCCAGTTGCGGCGGATCGACAGAATCTTGCGGGACTCGTTCTCGATGGTGATCACGTAGGGCAGCGGCACGTCTTTCTTGCCGTACCGCTTCTGATCAGGCTCGAACTCCCAGTCCATGTGGCATTCGTAGACCGTGTACATCCGGTCATGCTCATCGACGCTGGGCGTGCGGCTGTCGGCTTCGTCCTCCATGGCCCGGCCCGAATCGTTGCCGATGGTGTCAGAGTCGATGTCGATGATCGTGTCGGGCAGCTCGACCTCGCGATAGAACTCGTTGTGAAACAGTTTCTTCAGCTGCACGTCGGTCATGCGCATGCGGTGCGTGTAGCGCACGGCGGAGTGCAGGTCGGTGGCGGTGTAGGCGACGATCAGATCCTCGGCCTTCACGAACCGGCTGACCACCATGTCCTGCACCGTATCCGGGTAGGTCTTCTTGAAAGCAGACCCGGCCAACGGCAGGTAGAACAGCATCTGGTCGGTGTGCCAGAAGTACGCCTTGTCCTGATCCACCATCTGGTAGTTCATGTGGTCCTTGACGCGCTCGGCCTGCTCGACCCGCTCCATGTCGCGTTTGCCTACGACTTTGGTCTTAACCGGGCCTTCGGACGGGAACGCTTCCTCGATCGCCCGCGCCTGAAACTGCACCACCGCTTCACCAATGAGCGGGTAAGTGACCGAGGAAGCGCCCTCGAATGGCAGATCCTCCATCGGAATGTTTCTGAGGCCCAGTAGCTCCATGGCCTGATCCATGCGGCTCTGCCAGTCCTCGCGACTGTGCAGGTCGGCCTCGATCTTCCTCAGGGTCTTCTCCGCCAGCTCCATTTGCTCGCGGTCTGAGAGCTTATCGACGAGGTTCTCGCCATGACCTTTCGAGTCCATGCTGGAGACCCGGCGAGCGCCGGGGTTGAAATCCACCTCGACGCTCTTGCCGCGTCGCGTCACCCGCACGTCGCCATCGTCCAGCACGCCATCGGCTGGCATGTCGGTCTTCATCTCGGGCACCCGGGGTGCGTCCAGTAGTTTCGCCATGTCTTACCTCGCTGCCCCGCCGTACAGCCTGCGTTGTGCCGGGCCCTTCTTGAATTGATCCATGAGGTCGATGTCGTCGTCGTCCTCGTCCAGATACTCCACGTTCCAGCGCCGCCTGAGCCACAGGGCCATCAGGATCACCGTGTCGTGCATGTCATCGTATTCCGCCGCCGGGAACTGCACCGTCTGCTCGATCACTTCCTGTGCCCAGTTGCGATCGACGTAGAACATGCAGCCGCGCTCGAACACCAGTGACGCCGCATGCGTCCTGACAAACTTCGAGTCGCTCACCTTGATGCGTCGCACCGGCAGGGTTTCACCGTGGATGCGGGTGCGCTTCAGCTCCTGATACAGAGAGTGCCCGGATGCTTTCTTCTCGATCAGGATGACGTCGGGGTTCCACTTGCGGGCGCTGGCCTTGGCCTCTTCACGCAGATCGGGGAAACCGACGCGCTCATTGTACCGTTCCAGCAGGATGGCGCAGAGACGCTTTTGGCCCTTGTACTGGGCGGTCCACGGTTGCCTCGGATCCAGCACCTCCTCGTGTTCGAAGATGCCCCACGTGGTGCGGGCCGAGTAGTCGTTGTCCTCGTTCTCCTCGAACGCCGTGTCGTATACCTGAACCACCATCGAGCAGACCGGCAGCTCGGCATCTTCCCATTTGCGCCAGTGCTTGCGCTTGATGATGTTGCCGCCCTCGGCCACAGGATCCTGCTGGATCTGCGCCGCGAATCCACGTTCGGTCAGTTCCAGCGCCAGCTCGGCCATTTCGCGCTGCCCGAATCGATCCGGGGCCAGCAGGTCGTCCTTGTTCTGGCGCGGATCCTGCCAGATGATCTGGTCCTTCTTCAGCGGCTCGGCGAACCGCTTCAGCCTGACCGGCGGCGGGATGTCCTTCTCGGTCTTGTAATCGCGAGTGCCGGTGTCCTTGGCGATGGTCGTGCAGCGTCGATTGGGATCGAAGTAGCCGGGCAGGTTGAGGTGGACCCACATACCGGTGGTCAGGGCGTAGCCGCACAGGTCCATGTGATGACCGCGCTGGGCGATGATGACGCGGGCGGATCGTTTTGGATCGTTGCGCCGCGTGGACATGGTGTCGCGCCACCAGTCGATCACTGCGGCCCGTTTCACGTCGGAGTTGATCTCGCGCATGTTGTGCGGGTCGTCAACCACAATGCGGTGACCCCCCTCACCCGTGTTGCCGCCATCCACCGAGGTGGCGAGACGGTAACCATTATGGTTGTTCTGGAAGCGGCTCTTGATGTTCATGTCCCCGACCAGCGAGAACACGCCACCGAAGCGTTGCTGATACCACGGCGAGCGAATCAGCGCCCGGCATTTGACCGAGTCCCTGAGTGTCAGCTCTTTCTGGTAGGTGGAGAACAGCCACTGGGTCCACGGCAGCCACGTCCACTCCCATGCGGGCCAGAACACCGCACAGGTCAGTGACTTGGTGTGTCGGGGCGGGATGTTGATGACGAGGTTGCGGATGTCACCGATCGACACGTAGGTCAGGTGGTCGCAGATCGCATCCAGATGAATGCCGCCGATAAATCGGCTGCCCGGCTCAATGATGTGCCATGCCCGTTGCACGAAGCGGCGCAGATCCCGCCGCATGTTCTCGATCTGGATCTCGGTGAACTGGTGGGCCAGCTGATATGCGGTGCCGACTTCCATCAGAGATCCTTCAGCCCGAGGAACTTGGCGAGCGTCAGCAGCTTGCCCTGCACGAACTCACCGAACGATCCGGCGGCGTTGTAGGTCACGGTCAGGGCGTTCCATACGGCAGCAGCGATGGAGGTCGTGTTGGTCATCTGGTCATCGACCGTGGTCGTGCCAGCATAGGTGGCCTCGTTGTCCCACACACCGCTGCCACGCAGCGTCATGCTGCCGGTCGTATTGTTGTCGTTAACCTGCACGCGGCCACTGGTCATATCCCACGAGAACGCAGCGGTGCTGGTCTTCTGCAAGAACTCAACGCCGCCTGTCCAGCCGCGCCCCGCTACGATGGCATCATTGACGTTGAACTCCGGCGTCTGCGTCGGCCCGCCACCAGCGACGCCCGAATAACACTGATAGATATTGAGCTGACCCGTGCCGATCATGTTCTGCGTGCCAATGAAACTGCACTCGAAGTAGAAACCCGCGCCAATCTCCATGTCTTGGATTACGCAACGCTCGATAAGGTTGGCGTTATCGAGGAAGCCATTGAGCAACGTCACATCCTGAACACGCAGGCTGTCGGTGTTGGCACTGTCAGGGATGACCAGTGAAGTCACGGTTGCCCCTTCACCGATGATCCAATAATTCTTCGACAGATCAGTGCTAGCTGGCACTGTCTGGCTCGCATGAACGAATATCTTGGTAAGGCCAAGGCTATCCGCGATAGCAAGCGCGTCAGGCCAGTTATCGGATGGCGCAGCCAGCGTGCCTGCCGGATAGTCCGTGCCCGAGATGGCTGTCGGTCGCGCCGGATCGATGGTCACCCCGCCGCCATAGGCTGAGAACCTGATCTCGCTCAGTTCCTGAATCGTCGCCGAGGAGGACGTGGTCAGGATCACCTGCGTGCCCCACGTCGGCAGGATCGGCGAGATGATCGAGGCCGGAGCGCCGTCATCGATAGCCACGAGATTGCCGCCCGAGGTCCGCACCTGCACTACGTTCCAGATGGTGTAGTCGTCGCTGATGTCGAAATCGTTGTCGGTGCCGTTCTGGAGCGCCCTGACTTCCAGCTGAGTCGCGCTGATAACGCGCAGCACATCGCTCACCGAACGGTCGGTCCAGTTGACGAGGTAAGACCCCGGCGCGACATTCGCCGCCACGAAGTCGGCATTGGTGTCGGTCAGGGTCTGACGGTTGCGCTGGTCGGGTGGACCACTGGCGCTGGTAGCCGAGCCGGTCTCCGCCGGAGTGAAGCGCGGCTGGAACGCCAGCTGGAGGTTCTGCTCCTCGACCGTGATGGCAACCAGCACGCCGCCACCGAGGTCTTCCTTGCCGGACGCATCGAGCAGATACGGGTAGGACATATTCTGGAAGTCGTCTTCCAGACTCCGCAGGGTGTCCACGTAGTCCTGCATGATGATCTCGGTCGAGGGCGCGGCGATCTCCGCGTACCTCGGCGATACGTCTTGGACTACAACGATGTCTTCCCGGTCTGCCATCAGCTGCCCTGCGGTTTCGCCCCCAGCTTCGCCAGCTCCTTGTCACGCTGCCGACACAGGCCGATCACCTCCGTGTGTTCGCGGATGGCTTCGTCCTCCTGCCGGATCACATCCTCGGTTGCCGCGATGGATTCCCTGAACTGCTCGATCTGCGCTTTCAGTGCAGACTCGTCCCAGCGGCCCCACTCCCGGTAGATCACCTTGCGCCTGTCCTCGTCGTCTTCTGACTTCAGCAATTTGTCGCGTACCGTGCAGTTCATGATGAGCTGTTGGTACTCGCTGATCTTGGCCTGTGTGTCGGCGATGAACCCCTTCATGCGGTTCTTGTTCATCTCGCACTCGTTGATGCGAGCCGAGAGGTAGTCCACCCGCTGGTGCGGGTACTTGGCGTTGACCTCGGCGATAGCGTTCAGGCGCTCGGTCTCGATGGCATCTGCCAGCTGCTCCTTGGCCTGATTGCCCGTACCAAGCGGCATGTCCTCGATCCGCCTGCCTTTCAAGCGAATCGAGGCCACACCTTTCTGGCCGATGTTGCTACTCATCAGACGGCGATGGTGTCTTCCTGCCGGACGGTCGTGACCGTCAGACCGGAATCACCCACTGTCGCGTTCTGCGTGAACGGCAGGATCACCTTGCCCTGTCGCACGTTGACCACCACACCAAAGTTCGACGCCGGGATCTTGACGATGGTGTTGGAGATCGAGGTCGTGCTGGCCTCGTAGTCGAGGATCAGGTCGTAGATGTCATCAGCAGGTTCGTATGCCTGAATCGTTTCATTGATGGTGTAGGGATCAGTTGAAACGAATCCGCCCGCGCCGTACAGCAATCGCAGCTGGAGCGTGTTCAGGTCCGTGACCTCCGTCACCTCGTAGGTCGAGGCTCGGCTTGCCACGTGGACCAGCATCCCGATCTGCACGCCCTCGGTGACGAAGTCCGCTGTCGAATCCTCCAGCACCGTATCCGACGTGCCTGCGGTCGCAGTCGATTCCGTGATGTCGATGAAATTGAAGGTGTTCGTGGTGTAGCTGTCGTAGTAGTACCGATGCTCTTCAAACGTGCCGGTATCGACCACTCTGACCACGCCAGCGTCAGCCACTTCGGAATCGATAGTGCCGCTCACGGTGATGGACTTGGACGAGATCGCCGTCACCGTCACGCCACCGAACTGATCCCGGTCGATGACGCCCGCCGTGCCAGTGTCGCGAGCCACCAGCACCCGGTCGCCGGTTGCAGTGTTCTCGACCACGATGGACACTGTGTTCGGCGGCGGTCTGAGCGTGCCCAGATCATCGGTCAGGGTGTATGCCTGCGGGTTCACGTCGATGCCGGTGAACAGCACGCCCGGCGCACCGAAGATCACCGAGCCGGTGAAGGTGCCGAACGGGCTGGCCTTGGGCGAGCTGATCGACAGGGAAGCTCCGCCTGCGCCGCCGGTATCGATGGTCGCTGAATCAGTAGACTCATCCTGCACCACGTCGGCATCGACCAGCGTCTCCAGCGAGGTCTGACCGTCCGTGATGGTGATGTAGGACTGCAACACGTCCTCACCCGCTGCGGTCTGGTTCGAGCCAATCAGTCGGCCCGTCCAGCCACCGCCCACGGTCTGGGTCAGGTCGTCGCCCTCGGTGAGCGATGCAGAGTGCGAGACGGTGTAGTACAGCGCCGACAATCCGCGATAGGACTCACCGGGGATGTTCACGCCTGCGCCGAACAGGTCGGTGTTGGGAGCGCCACGCCGGGTGATGTACTTCAGCCGCTCGTAGACCTTCGCCACCGGGATGTTGGTCTGGGCGTTGACCGTGATGGAGTAAGGCTCTGCCGTGCCGTTGCCGTCGAAGTCACTGGTCACGGACCCGATGCTGACCGTCAGGTTACCGCCCTCGCCAGCTGTCGTATCGGTCGGCCCACCCAAGTTGGTGGTCGGCGTGCCTGCCGTGCAGGTTGCGTCACCATCCGCCTGCGTGCTGAACACGTACTCCTTGACGGCATCCGAATTGGCGAAGTCGCTGAGATCGCCGACGAGGTAATACTCCAGTACCGGAGCGCCCGTGGTGCCGCCGACTGCCGTGATGATGCCCTTCTTGGCATCCACCGCGCCCCAGCTCGATCCCACGTAAATGCCGTTGCCGACATTGAACGCGCCCGAGCCTGCCGAACCAGTGAAGGTTTGGTAGCCGGTGGTGTTGTTGATGTCCGGGGCCGAGGCCAGCGGCAGGGCTGAGAAACCACCACCCGCCACGTTCAGGCGGAAGTTGTCGTACAGCGACGTGTAGCGCCGGGCGAAGACTTCGAGGTCGGCATCCGCGATGCCGTTGGTGGCGATGAGCGACGCGGCCTGAAGGTGCGTCCTGATGAGGACCGAGATGATGCCCAGCGAGACGTTGGGATCGGTGTCCCACCACTGGAAGTTGCCCTCCCAGTCGGTGATCTTGTTGCGGTCCTGATAGATGTAGACCTCGGTGCCCTGCGCCACGCTACCAATCGCCTGAATGGCGGTGTAGCGGGTCTGCCCGATCAGCGCGTTGCTGGAGCTGGTCGCGGACATCGTGCCGCCCGAGACGATCAGCGTGCCGGTGCCGTCGAACACGTCGCCCGTAGTCGGGGTCGAATCGTCCGGCCTGATCCAGACCACCGTGGTGGTGCCATCCGGCAGCGTCTCGAAATCCAGCAGGGTGCCGGTGTCGCCCGAGTCGCCCTGCGTGATGAGCCTGCCGATGTCACCAGATACCGGACCAGTGCCGCCACTCCACTCGACGCACACCACGCCGTTGCCCGAATTGTCAGGCAGTGCGGTGTAGCTCCAGTCGGCAGAGATCGTGCCCTCCTTCAGCCACTCGGTCGAGGATCGTGGAATGAAATACTTGTTCTCCATGGTGAACGCATTCGGCGTCACCGGGAGCATGGGGTTGCGGAAACCCATTGCCTGAAATTCGTCCGCTGCGTCAGCGACCGCAGAGTACAACTCCAAGGTCGTGTAGATGGTTGTAGAGGCACCAGCTGCGCGACGGATCATCCGCATACCCGTGGTGCCCGAGCCAACCGTCTCGTCAGCGAACAGGATTTCCCAGTCCCCGTTCAGGATTGCGAGAGTCGTCATTCAATTAGCTCCATGTCAGAAAGTTGAGATCGTGTCTTCTTGCTGCGTCAGCGTTGCGGTCAGGCCGGAAGACGTGACTGTTCGCTGAAGCACCCCGGTTGGCGGAATAGGCAGATAGCGGGTCACATCGAGTGACGACCATCGGCCAGTGGCTTGTGTCGGGGTCGAGACTGCGGACAGCCTCGCCCGGACGTAGTAATACGGACCCTGCGTGGTGTTCTCGGTGGACGTTGCCCAGTTACCGGGAAGCGTCCAGCTCACATAGTTGAGGCCCGCCGTCGTGAAGCTGTTGGTTCCGTCTACCACGCCAGATAGCGCGGTCCATGTTGAACCGTTCCAGTACTCCCACGTGATCGTCAGTCCCGAGCCTGCGGTGCTGACGTTGATCTTCATCTGGTTGAATTGCTCCGGGTGGCCCCAGTAGTAAGCATCGTTGACCGCCGGGGACGCAGGAGTGAGCGTCATGTCATCCGAAGTGCCGGAGTTTGCCTCGGTCGTCTCGTCGGTCAGCACGCCGCCGTCGTCGGCAATCGCTGCCGTGGGCAGGCCCTGATTGCGGGCCGTGATGAGAACGTCGAGTCCTGCGCCGAACGCGCCTTCGTAGTTGAGGCTGAAGCTGTACGTGCCAGTGCTGTCAGCCAGCCCCTGTCCAAGAGTGTCCCCGGCGGTGACTGTCCCTGCCGTCTCGTCGGCAACCACCTTGATTGCTGTGCCTTCTGCCACGCCATCGACTGTGACGGTGACCGAGTTGTTAATGGTGGTGGATGCGCCTGCACCGTTACGGACTGTGGGTGTGTCGCCGCCGAGGACATTGATCGTGACTGCGCCGCCTGTGAGGTTGTAGACCGCCGCGTTGGTCGTGCCGTCTGCGCCGTAGCCGCTGAACGTGAAGTTGTTGAAGTCGTAGCTGCCCTGCGCCCCGGAACCCGAGAGCAGAATCGCATGGCCCGTGCCATCCGAGGTGAACGCGATGCCGTCGATGTTGTCGAGGTGCGTGTTGGTATCGACCTGTAGCGCCCCGTTGCTATCCTGTCCGCCGTTCACCACCCAGTTGCTGCCGTTGCAGCCATTCGGGTCCGACGCGCCGCAGTTGTTCAGCGTGATGTTGTCGAAGGTCTTGTCCACGTCTTGGAGGGCGAATTTGATACCTCCAACGAAGTCGGTGAACGAGACCGTGTCCAGCGCCATGACATCGACGTTGGCCTCGGTCCCGGTCGAGGAGATGCCGAGGTAGACGAAACCCACGTCGCCGATAGCGGTGATGTTCACGTTGGTCAGCGTGAAGCTGATCGTGTCGGTGGTGTTGCCGACCACACGGAAAATCATGTGGTTCACATCGACGTTGCGACCACCGCCGTTGTTGCCCAGCCACAGCCATGTTTCGTTGCTGGCCTCGAAGTATGAGTCGGCGTTAGCAGTCGGCTCGCCCCACTCGGTCGGGCCGATGAAGTAATACACCGCGCCCACCGGGTTGGAGATTAGACCCCAGCCCCCGGTGATGTCGTCTGCGACTACGTCACTGGTCGTCTCCGGCGTGCCCACGGTGCCGCCGTTGATCCGCAGCGCGTAGCTGTCGTTGGCGTGATAGGAGAGCGCGTCGAAGAAGCAGTTGTTGGAGTTGCCGGTCGCTTTCGACAGATGCTGCCCGCCGTAGCCTGCTTGCGTGATCGCGGTCTGGTCGAGGTTCGCTTCCGAGCCGCTGATGACGGTGAACCCGGTGCCCGGTGTCGCCACGATCACGGACACGTCGAGCTTGATGCTGAAGTAGTAGTCCGGCAGCGGCAGGCCCTGCGCATCGGCTCCCGCCACGTCGTAGGCGATCAGGTCGGTGCCGTCACCGATGGCGATCTGCAATCCTTGGTTGGTGTAGGTATCGACGAGGTTGTCCTTGACCAGCCCGTACACCGTGGTGTCCGACAGGTCGGTGCTGGTCAGGCTGGACTCGTAGATTTCCTCCTGACCCTGATTCGACCACTGGGTCGCCATGGCCCCGGTGGGTTCATAGAACAACCCGGTCGCGGTAGTCAGCGACGGGCCTGCGCCGGACGACGTGACGTTGGTCGTCGAGTCGAAGCCGGTGATCTGGGTTCTGAGGTCGGTTGCCATTATTGCTTCAAGTACAGGGCAATCGCCGCCGCGTTGGGGCCATACAAATGAGGATGCTTGGACGGGGCATCGATGCGGTAGGTTTCGCCCGGCAATGCCATGTCGAGATTCGACTGGTCAGTGTTGCCAAAGATCAGTGCCACGTCACCCGCCGGGATGGCGTACACGTCGTATTCGCCCTCGGGTTCGAGGAAGCACCGGGGCATATCTTCGACTTCACGCAATGCGGCCCGCATGGTTTCTACCTGCTTGATGCGACCATCCACCCCGGGCAGGCCCAGCCCATGAACGATCGGCGTGAAGATCAGGTTGCGCACACCGAACGAATCGGCCAGCGCCTTCCACATGCGGAACTCGACATCCGGTTCCATCTGCGCCTGATCCCAGCGTGTGATGATCGTGGTCATGAGTACGACAGGCTCAGCCTGTTGTCCCAGATGTTGTCGAAGTTACCATCACCATCGGCCCACTCGACCGCCACATCGTCATCGCTCTGGATGATGATGCGACTGATCTGCCAAGACGCTGCCGATGTCAGCGTGCCGGGATTCGCTTTCCCGCTGTAAATGATCTCCGGCGCACCGCCTGCGAAATCCACCTGAGTCGCCAATGCCACAGCCCCGAATCCTCCCTGTAGCGTCCAAGTGCCCCCTACCTTTTCCCAGACCTCACCGGAGGTGCCATCGATGGCGATGTCACCGTCCTGCCCCAGTCCAGCCGAGGGTGGCCCAGCCGTCACATACGTCTGGTTGCCATCGGCTCCATTGATCCCGTCCGCACCGTTGGTTCCCGCAGGGCCTGCCGGACCTTGTGGACCCTGAGGCCCCTGTGGACCCGCAGGGCCCGGCAGACCCTTTGGGGGGTCGGACGAGCCTTCGCCCTCGTCGTAGCCTTCCTCGTAAGCGTTGTAGCTCTTCGGCACCGTGGACAGGTTGTACGGGTTGTCGCGTGGCCGACCGTACAGGGCGTCGTTGTACCCCGTGTCGAACGCGATCCGCTCCTGCCCCCGGTAGGCCATCAGTCACCCCGCCGGTTGTTACCGGAGATCTCCATCAGAATCTTGTAGATGTCGTCGATTTTCCCCCACAGACGATCATGCTCAGATGCATTGTTCTTGATGACCTCTCGGATGATGCCGATCGAGGTGACGACGACAAAGCCCACCAGTCCAATGAGCCATCCGACAGGCACCACCCTGAGCGTTGCTACTGCTTCGTTCTCCATGTGTTTGCTTCCATCCAGCTGCCCCTGCTGAAAAGACGAAGGGGCCTCGCTTTCGCGAAGCCCCTGCCAATGTCAGGCATGATATCAAAACGACCTCACAGACACAGCCCGAATTGCATCCCCAGCACGAAGGCTGCAGACAGCAATCCGACCAACACAAGGATATCCATGAAGCAATCGGTCGGAGATCTCATATTCCGTGCCCGTCGTTGCACGCGAGCCCGTCTCGCCGCTTCTCTTCGAGGAAGGTGGACAACGCCACCCGTGCTTCCTCCCAGCTTGATGCGTTGCTGAGCTTCGCCACTCGCCGCCAAGGAAACGGGCCCATGCTCTCCGCTATGAGCCAGAAAAGGCCATTCACTCGGCGTTCCACGTGGCCGGTGACTCTCAATACTCATCCTCCCACCTCCACCCCAGCAGCACTCTGTTCCAGAACTGGTGCCACCGGCTGGGGCGTCGGTACACCGCGATCTTCACATCCACCCCGCCATCCCACACCCAGTGACCCTCGGGCTCTGGCGGGTGGATGAACGTCACGTTGTCTGCCCCTGCGATTCTCGTATCCATCAGTACGTCCCTGCCACGTAGCCGACCTGCCAGCCGACGACCATGATCCAGATGATCAGGGCGACTACCAGCAAGTGGGCAAGCGAGTAGGCGAAGACCGCCAGCGCGTTGCCCGCCAGCCGGATGGTCTCGGTAACGAAGTCCATGGCCTCGTGGAGGACAGCTCGGACCCAGCCTCGCTCACCCTCCGGCACGCCCTGCCTCAGGTAAGCATAGGGGCCTCGCCTGTTCACGGCTTTCCAGAATGCCCGGTCAGCCCAGTACACCATCCACATCTGCTGGAACTTGGGCCACTCCTGCTCCCACAGCTCCCACACTCGCCAGCTGCCCAGCTCCAGTTTCATCGCCTTCTCTTCTCCAGTTTCCAGCACAGATCCTTCAGCAGGTTGTTCACCCCGAACAGCATGTTGTTGACCTTGTCGAGGGTCGCCACGATCTCCTCGTAGGTGACCTGCGGATCCACTATGACGTAGTCGTCGTCGGTCACATGCTCAGCTTCAAGCAACTCCGCGATGCTGGGCCCATAGAAGGGCTGCGAAGCGACCTGCTCCTGCCATGTCCGGGCTCGCCTTCGACAGGGCAGGCAAGAGCGTGTCTCGTTGCCGTGTTCGCATGTGTCAGTGAGGGGGTCCATGGTCTGCCTGCTCCTGTTCGAGTTCCGTTCGCAGGATCCAGCCGTAGGCAGCCAGCGCCTCCGCCTCCTCGGATGAGTAAGCCGTCACCACGATGACTTTCTCGACCCGGTCCACGGAGATGATGTTGCCCTCCAGCTGGACCTGATCCATTACTCGCCCGGGCCGGGGCCCTCTTCCTCGTCGATGATGGCCTGCCGCTCCTCGGCCTCCATGTCGTCGTAGACCTCTTGCGTAGCCTCGTCGATCTCATCGATGAATGGTGATTCATGCATTGGACTTCCCCTTCTTTGCCGGAGCCTTCTTCTTGGCGGGCTCGGGCTCGGGCTTGACCTCGTGATCAACCCAGCCACACACCGTGCAGGTGTTGCCCTTCATCTCGCTGCCGCATGCGGCGCATGCCTTGTCTGCCATCGTCTCTCTCCTTCTCAGTTTTGCTTCTTGGACGGTCCTCCCCGCCCTGCACCTCCGCCCCTATTGGACGGAGGTTGTCGATCGCCCCGGCGGGCCACCGACCTGCACCCAAGACTGGTTGCTCAGGAAGCTGGTGCCGTACTCGTTGTCCGCCGCGATGGCGTAGTAGAGCCGGGAGCCGGGCTTGACCCCGGTGGTCGTGTCTACCCGGACCACCAGCTCGGTCTGCGTGGCAGGCAGGTTGACGCCCGTCAGATCAGTGCTGGCAGGAGCGTCGAGGCTGATGTAGACGGTGTAGCCAGTGATGGCATAACTGGGGTCGTCGGCGATCGGCGTGCAGTCGGCGAGGAACTGCGGTGGCGTCCACTTGATGGTCACCGTGTCGCTGAGCTTCTTGACTGCACTCTTCTTCTGATCGACAGGGCCGTCGCCTGTGCTGGGCGTGCATTCCTGAGCGTATGCTGACAACGTCAGGGACAGGAACAGCAGGATACTGGTGATAATGGTCTTCATGGCTACTTCTTGGCTACCTCTCGGAGTCTCTGAGTAATCTCTCTGCAACTCCGAGAGTTTCTCGGAGTCTTGGGCTCTGTTCGAATACACCGTCAGGCATCAGTCGTCTCATCTCTGAGATGGCGATCCATGCGTGGTCCAGTGCATTCTGCAGCTTGTTGCAATGGGTGAACTGGGTGATGGGGATCTGCACCTCCTGTTCATCTCGTGCTGGGGTATCGCAGCTCTCGTACTGTTGTTCGAAGACGGGGCCGGAAACGATGAAGCGTCTACCTGAGACATCGGTGAGGACGTAGTCGCCTTCGGCCACAATGCCGCCCATACCAAGGGCGGTGCGTGAATCCTCATCGAGCCTGATGTAGCGGGTGTCGCCGTCGTCTCCGATGTCACCAGTAAGACCAAGCTCACCGCCACTCTCGACGGTCCCCGAGAATCGGTCGGCCTCGAACACCAGTCGCTTGCGTCGGTACAGGGGCATCAGAAGCTCATCAGGGTGGTGGCGACGCAGTACCAGAACCAGACCCCGACAGCGATGCCGAGGCCCCACGTCAGGGCCACAGGCCAGTTGAACTTACGATCCACTGCGCTTCTCATGCTTGCGGCTGGTGACAGGGTTCTTCGGGTGTTTGCTGTTGTAGATGCGGGCAGCCTTGCGCTTGGCTGCCTTGTCCGACATGCCTTCGCTTTTGAACTTGTCTCGCATCTTCTCGTATGCCTTGGGCATCACACTCCTCCACGATGTTTGTCTGGCCGACCCGTTCCAGATACAGCTGGAAACACTTCACCGAGCAGATCATCAGCCCGGCCTCGACCTTCCACTTCGCCAAGAAGTGGTGACACTGCAGACATGCGTGCCGCCACTTCATCACATCACCTTCTGGCTGCCCGGCAGAATGAGCTTCGATTCAGGGGCCGTGACCTTCTTCTGATCGGACTTGGCCTCCATGTCCCTGAGTACGGCGACGAACCGCCACGCCGCGAACTGGGCGTCGGTCATGTCGTCAACACTGTCTGGTAACTCCTCCCCATCGGCCAGTCCCCAGTCAACTGACCACGTGATCCCCGCGCCGTCAGTGGCGAGATCTTCGATCATCAAGTAGACGCGGGCCATCTTCTTCCCCCATGACGGTGTACTCCCCCTCCAGCACGCCAGCGAGCTTCTCTTCCAGCTCGTGCAGAACATCCTCGGGCAGTGAAGAGAAACGATTCAGATTGATGTTGGTGGTGTGGGCGTCGCCGAAGATCTGGAAGTGCTTCCCGAGCTTCTCCAGCGCGTTCATCTTGTCGTGGAACTGGTAGGTGTAACTCTGGCGGATCTCGATGATGTCCTTGCCATCATCATCCTGCCCGGCCACGAACTCGTAATCGCTGATGTGGATCTGGGCGATGCAGGCTCGCTGCTCATCGGTCAGCTCATCAGGGGCCTTCCACATTCTGCACCCGGGGAGGCTCGGGTCTTCCTTCATGAACGAGGCCACATCGAGGAACGCCACCTTGGCGATCTCATTGACCACCTCGGCACCGTTCGTGACGGCCCGCTCCTGTATCTGCTTGCTCAGCTCGGCGATGCGCTCTCGCACGTGCGGGCGATCGTAAATCTGGTACGCCCGATTGACCCAGCCAGATGAATACCCGGCCTGACGTGCTGCCTCCCGCAGGCTGCGGGTTTGCACATAGTGGTCGCAGAATGCCAGTTCACGTTTGGTCATTCTCCGAGTGTACCGATTAGGGGTCTCTCGTGTCTCACCACTAAGTGTTGACTCTTGACTTTGTCAGGCGTATTTTTGAATTACCCCCGAGTGGTTCGGGGGCACAACTGGAGAACCGACATGAGAAAGTTCGAAGTCATCTGGCGCTCTGCCAACGATCAGCGTGGTCTGGTCAAAGTGTCCCGGGTCAAGGGACTCAACAACTCCGACGCCGTCCGTACCGTCCGCCGCCTGCAGGGTGAGCGGATCTTCGTGCTGGGCGTCCAGTCCCCCGCCAACTCCGCCATCGGCTCATTCTGAGGTAAGCAACATGTCTGAACTTTTCACCATTCACCCGTACAACGACAACCGTGCGTTCATCACGGTCAACCGCGACGTCACCGAGGACGACATCGAGATCGCCGCCGAGTGGAACACCGAGCTGCTCGATCGCACCGAGACAGGCGTCGTTGACTGGCTGGACGCGCACGAGACGCATGGTCAGTTTGTGATCCTCATCCGGGCCCGCATCAAGGATGCCCTGTGGCAGCGTCTGCACAACGCCGTCCCCAACAGCACGAAGCTCCTGTCTGCTTCCCGTCGCATTGGTTACGGCGGCAACGAGGACCAGCCGGGCGTGTTCACTGGCGAGCGCAAGATCGAGCTGAGCGTGCGCGGTTGCCGCACCGACGAGAGCAAGCGCAACAAGAAGCGCCAGCTGATCAATGACCTGCTCTTCGCCGTCCGCGAAGAAGGCGGTCGGGATCGTCTGATCTGGGACATCTGCGAGCAGATCAACAAAGCCCTGCAAGACGTCGTCGCACGCGCCAACGCGGACGCCGAGGAGGTTCTGCGCGACAACTTCGTGTTCGTCAAGAACCTGAACGCCGAGTACGTCGAGAAGGCGCTGGACGAGGATCTTCGCTACAAGGCCCTGCACAAGGCAGCCCAGCAGGAAATCGCCGAGGTCGAGGCCCAGCTGGAGATCCTGAGGGGCCGTCGCGAAGCCGCCCTGCTGCAGAAGAAGGACGCCATCCGCCGCGCCGTCTGGAAGCGAGCCAGCGAAGCCTACGGCGAGGAGATCAACAAGCGCGTCAACGCGATCCTGCGCGACGAGTCGCCCGAGCTGGAATCGAGCGCGTTCGGTCGCCGATTCTGACAGTCGAAACGCCCCGCCCGGGGCGTCTGCCGGAGATGGCCTACCGGCACTGATGAGACAGGCCCACTGAAGGAGAACCAAGATGACGATTGACTTCACCGATCTCGAAGAGATCATCACCGCCCCCGAGGGCGCGTCTGCGGAGCAATCCGGCGAGACGTTTCTGGAGGCTGCCGCCACCTACGCCAACGCCCCCTGCCGTCGCTGCGGCGGCTCCGGGCGCTACGGGTACTACGGCACCTGCTACAGCTGCATGGGCTCCGGCAAGAGCCGCCAGCGGGTCCGCACCGACAAGGCTGGCGTGGAAGCCCGGGCCAAGCGTCGCCAGCAGGCTGCCGCCAGAAAGGAACGTCAGGCTCAGGAGAAGCTCGATGCCGCCAAGGCATACCAAGAGGCCCACCCCGAGGTCACCGCTTGGCTGAAGGCCAACGAACAGCGTTCCGAGTTCGCCGCCAGCCTGACCGCCTCGATCTACCAGTACGGCTCCCTCACCGAGCGCCAGCTGGCAGCAGTCGAGAAGATCGTGCGACAGGACGCCGAGCGCAAGGCCAACGCGCCCAAGCCGGTGGCCGAGCTGGGCAACTGCCTGAAGTACCTGCAGACGGCACGCCAGAACGGCTTGAAGTATCCCAAGCTGCGGCTGGTGGATGGCTCAGGCGCACGCATCGTCCTGCAGCTGGCAGGCGACCGCTCCCGCAACCCGGGCTCGGTCAACATCACTGACGGTCGGCGCTACCCGGACAATCGCTGGTTTGGTCGCATCGGCGTCGATGGCAAATTCACCCCGGCGCGGAACTGCCCGCCCGAGGTGGTCGAGACGCTGGTCGAGATCGACAAGGATCCCGCGACCGCCGTCAAGGTGCAGGGCCAGCGCACCGGCCAGTGCTGCTGCTGTGGCCGCGAGCTGACCAACGAAGTGTCGATCGAGCTGGGCATCGGCCCGATCTGCCGCGAACGATTTGGACTGTAAGGAGAACCACGTGAACATCGATCTTTCCAACCACATCTCCGCCGCCGTGTGCGAGCGTGCCGAGACCTTCGCCAAGGTGGACCTGCTGGCAAGCGGGCCCAACTTCCTCATGGACCTGATCCAGCAGACCGGCAACAACGACCCGGACGCCAGCTACGCGGCGTTCGAGTTCTGCCGGGAGGCCGAGCGCAAGCTGCGGGAAGCGGCCCGCGAGGCATGCAACAGCATCCGGGCACGGGACATCGACGAGTTCGACACCGCCGTGTTCCGGGCCCGTCACCTGATCGAGAAAGCCGACCTGTTCGCCCAGACCCGCGACGTCTTCAAGGACACCACCGCGAAGGCTCAGGACGACGCCATCAGCGCCGAGTTTCGCAAGCTGCTCGACAACGAGCTGCGCGGCGACACGTACTTCTACTTCACCCTGTGCCGTCAGCACGAGACCACCCGGCGCAACTGGGCCACCGGCAAGGACGAGAAGTACACCGTCCGCTCGCACCTGACCCGGGGCAAAGATTACCGGGGCCGGTCCTGTCTGGAGTTTGATCGCGGTCGGCGTCAGGAAGTGACGTGGGCCCAGATCGGCACCGCACTGAAGAACGCACACAAGCTCGTTGACGAGGACTACGGCGTCTCCGAGGTCGAGGTCATCATCGACTCCGGCACGCTCTGGTCCATCGATTCCAAGCTGCCCGAGCAGGAGCGCCACGAACGCAACGTGCAGAGCCTGATGGGGCGTCGCGTACTGGGCACGATCAGGAGACTGAAATGACCACTACTGACAATGACATTCTCGAAGAGGCGCTGGCGCTTGTTCGCGGCAACGCTTTCTACTTCCAGCAGCCCGACGTCGTGGCTGGCAAGAGCATCGTGCGCGACCGCTACGGCTGCCGCTACAACGGACAGCTATTCACTGACGACTGCACCTACTCGCTGGGCGAGCAGATCGCCCGCGCCATAAAGGAGAACCAATCATGACTGTGAAAGAACTGCTCGAACGGTTGCAGTGCTGCAACCCCGATTCAGAGGTGATCATCTCGATCCGCCAGAACGAACAGG